ATAATGAGACTCGCCACAAAAATCCAAAATTGGTGTGGAGTTTACGCCCCGAATCAAGACATTATTTTCAACGGGCAAGAGTTGTCGTTTCAAAACACAATACAGGCATCTGGAATAACGCCGAACTCAACAATTCAAGTCAACGTCTCAGAGGTTTGTATCCAAGCTCCAAGTGGTAGATGATGAAATTTACATAGTGTGCTTTCATTGGTATCTTATTATAGAGACTTTTTTTCACACAATATAATTTGTTCAAGATACTAATAGATTCATTTATTATCTATCAGTGTCTCCAGTTGAAAATACAATAACACTCGAAATAGAATAGCCAATATAATTTTGTAAAAGCGCTTATTTGTCCATTTCAATTAATTGCGTATCATTAATCGTTATATTCATCAAATAATATGATACAAATTATTTTTTTATTTTAATTAATATTTGAATTAAAAAATTGAAATAAACAATTATTATATTATTATAATTGTTATCATGGGCTGTATAACATCATGTCTTCCCACGATAAACAGCACCGCTTCTCCGTGGTCCTCGTCGCAAATGAATATTCATCAACTTTTTTTAGCACGCAAATATTCTTTAATATGGAGAATGAATATTATCAATAAAAATAAGAGTTATTCTAAATATAGTCTAACTAATTACACTACTTGGATAAAAATAATAGAAGTTTATGATGGAGACACTGTTAAAGGACTTATGAACCATAGAAATAAAATAGATTTATGGACTATAAGAATGTATGGCTATGATAGTCCTGAAATGAAACCATTGAAAACCAAAGATAATAGAGAGCAAGAAATTGAGTGCGCGAAACAGTCTAAAAATGCATTAGAAAGTCTTGTTTTAAATCAACTCATATTTGTAAAGATTATAGGTTTTGACAAATATGGAAGATTATTGGCTAAATTATATAAAGGCACATTAAATATTAATGAATGGATGATAAAAAATAATTATGGTTATCCATATCTAGGAGGTAAAAAGAGAGATTAAATTACAACTACAAAATAATTTTTATCAATAATGCTATTAATATATTTTTGATAATAATCTAATAAAAATGTATACTCTTCATTACTAATATTTTTATTTAATGTTATCATCTGTTTATCAGGATAATATGTAGTCTGATATGTTATTTTAAACGAGTTTATCTTAGCATTTACTATATTGATTTTATATCTTTTTTTTAGAAAACGACTTGAATGATACATTATATGTTTATTAGTGCTATCTAAAAAAACCATATGTTCTCCATTTTCTAAGTGTTTATCCTTTCTGAAACTACGATATGTCATTTTTATTTATCATTGTCACAATCATTTATCAAATTTTATTATTAATATTTAAAATTAAACAGTTAATACTAAAATAATGGAAAGAAATTTATATCATAGTATTATAACAATATTTATAAATTGTTTCTTTTTTATATATGGTTATATAGCAATTCATACATTAAATTTTTATACACTCTATCTTTTGATATCAATATTTTTATCATTTATTCGTGAGATAACAATATTTCGTTGTGTTTTTTTAATAAGATATAGACCAAATAATTTACAACAATTATTTTATTATAGTTATTTTATCTTATTTATTAAAATACTAAATATTATCAATATATTTATATTAATATTTGATAAAAACCAATTTATATATACAGATAACAAGTTTTTAATAATATATTGCACTTATGATGCTATTTGTTTAACTATATTCTCAAAAATAAATCTACAAACAAATAGAGACATAAACCTACCTTCAATTCATATGCTTAATAATAAAAAGGTAATTAAAATAACAGATGTAAATTATCTTGTGGATGAATGCTATATTTGTTGTGAAAGAAAAGGTAATTTTACTATTTTAGATTGTAATCATAATATGATATGTGGAATATGTATTTATAAATTAAATAAATGTCCTATTTGTAGATGTAATATTACAGAAATATTAGAAATTTCAAATCAATAAATTTATAATATCTTTAATTTTTTTAGAGAATAATATATTATTTGTAAATTTTGTTGAACACGCAAATCCATTGGTTGTATATTGTCTTGTCCACTAGTTTCAACTAATATATAATCTTTACCTAAATAATTAGCAAAATTTTTAAGTGATTTAATGTCTGGATGTTTATTATATACGATTGAAAATTTTTTTATAGGATCTTGTATATATTGATTTACATAATTTAATAATTCATTAGCAAGAATAATTGAAAATTTACTGTCTGCTGGATATATACCACTACCCATGCTTTCTGGATTTATTTTATGAAATCCCCATCCTTCGTGAAAGTCTATAATAAGGTCACTCTTTAGTACATATTCCATAATTTTAGCACTTATAGGATCTAAGGCTATTTCTTCTTTATTTCTGGGAAAATTACGATTTAGATCCCTATTATTAAGCCTATGTAATAACCATCTACTATTAAATACCAAACCTAATTTATTAGGGCAAGGTATTATAAATAATTTGCCTGTTTGTATATTATTATTTTTTTTTAATATACTTATAAATTTGTATAAGGCTACAGAGCCAGCAGGTTCATTACCATGAACACCACCTATAAGTAATATTGTAGGACCAGTTTTCATTGAATCTATTGTTACGATTTCTATATCGTTTGCATAATTATATATAAAATAATATATTATGATTATGGTAATTAATATAAATATTTTTTTTACCATATATTAATTATTAATATTATTTATTGTTTATCTATAATAAATATATATGAGTGAAATAATCGAACCAGAAAAAGATGCATTTGGTTTTCCAATAAAAGTAAAGGAGCCTAAAAAAGAAAAAGAGGAAAGTATTCCATGGGGAAAAATAACTATAGGTATTTTGATATCTTTAGCTATATTTATTCATCTATTTTTTTGTGCTTTGGCTGGATATTTATGTTATAAAGAGAATCAAGACGACAATATTACTATTTTAATTTTTAAAATAATGATTTGTGTTTTATTTAATTATTTTTACTTAATATATAAGTTGGTTTTAGTAATCCGAGGAAAATTTCTTTGAATTATTATATAATGTTTATTGAGAAGTTGATATTAAATTTGATTAGACCTTCAACTACAGTTGAACCTAGTGAAGATAAAAATAATGTTCGTAAAATAGCAGCAAAAGTAAGTATGACATTAGTTGATATAGCTATTTTTATTATTGCTATAGTAGTTTCATGGGATTGTAATAGTAAAACAACAGGAATTATAAAATTTATATTTATTTTGTACGCTTGTCTATTTCCTTCCACATATTTAACATTTTATTTAATTTATAGAATTATTTTAAATAATCCTTGTTATTAATTTTTTTTGTTTCTTAACAATATATATATACTATGGATTATTTAAAAAAAGCAGGTGAAGTGATGTCTAATGGTGTTACAGAAGCAAAAAATGGCAATTTTTTATGGATTGTTATTATGGTAATTGTTGCTATTATAGGGTTATATCTTCTTTATTTTTATGGAAGGAAGATGTTAAGGAATGTAAATCAATTTAGAAAAGGTTCACCATATTTATTAGAAGAGACAAAAGATGCTAAAAAAAGACTTGTAATTACACAAGACCCTTATAAAGAAGGAAGTATTAATCTACCAAGAAGTCAAAATGAACAAAATGGTATAGAATTTAGTTATAGTGGATGGTTATTTATTGATAACTACAATTATAAATTAGGACAATGGAAACATGTATTTCATAAAGGCAATGAGACAAGTTGGCCTTTGCGTGCTCCAGGAATGTGGTTGCATCCTGATAAAAATGCACTTCGTGTATATATGAATACCTATATGGAAATATCTGAATATGTTGATATAGATAATATTCCTATTAATAAATGGTTTTCTTTTGTTATAAGTGTTAAGGGACAAACCATAGATGTATTTATAAATGGAAATCTTAAAAAATCACTTAAACTTACAGGTATTCCAAAACAAAATTACAGCGATGTTTATATAAACTCATTTGGTGGATTTTCTGGTTTTATTTCTAATTTACGATATTATGATTTTGCCTTAAATTATAATGAGATTGACGGTATTGTTAAAGGCGGACCGAATCTTATCACTAAACAAGAAAGTCGCGAAAGACCACCTTATTTAACTGCTAATTGGTGGACAAATGATGTATAAAATATTTTAATATTATTATATCAAAATATATTATCCAAAAGTATTTTCACTAGTATATACAATGTATAAAAATCCATCTTGGTCTTTTTCAGCTTCGTATACAGAACTTATAGATTGTCCGATAGGAATCATTCTATCATTATTGCCTACAAATAAAAATAAAGCAGTAGCTGGATTAATATTAATACGCTTACGAATTATTGATTGGAATTGACCAAACATAATATCAGATGGAACTAAAAATTTCTTTCTATCCATTTCTGGTATAGATGAATCCTTTGACCTTTCTACTATAATAGGTAATCTATCAGGGAATTTTGCTATCATTTTAGAACATTCCTGTTTGCGTTCTTCTAAAGTAAATTTATTTTTAAAATCACTATGAATGGGCATAATTGTTGTTTATATAATATTAAATACATAATTTTTTTATATACTTTAAAAAATTGATATAATTAATATTATATATCCTTAAAAAATATATGTCAAAAAATTATCGCTTAGCATGTATGGCTGCAGATGAAAGCATAAAATCTGATTTAGGATTTAAACATGGTGCTATCATTTATAAGGGAACAAAAAAAATATGTTCTGGATATAATCAAGGAGCAAGGACAATATATAGAAAAAATTTATGCTGTAGCACTCATGCTGAAATGGATGTTGTTTGTAAATTTTTAAATAGTTTTATTAAGATACATTCCATTAAGGATAAAGATAAAATAAGACGCAAGATGTCAAAATATTCAATTTGTGTTGTTAGATGTGTCACACACCTTAATGGTGATGTTCATCTTTTAAATAGTCCACCTTGTTTAGACTGTTTACAGAAATTAAAATTAATAGGTTTAAATAAGGTAATCTACTCCGTTAATAGTAATACAGTTAATATAGAACAGATTAATCGTATTGATATAAATGATCATCAATTATGCGGAGTTATGAAAAGAATAGATGTATTAAATAATATGAGAATTAAACCCTTGATTCATTACTGAAATAATTCAGTTTTTTTTTATTTATAGTAATTTTTAATAAAATTATATAATATATGGTTTTTGACTTTAAATTAATAGAAAATAAAACAAAACGTTCTATAGAAATTAATGAAGAATTATTTAATACAATTGTAAAAAATAATAAATTAAATTACTATCAAACATGTAAATCACACGGTGCAAATAGGTCAGACTTATCTAATTGGGTTGATGTAGGTTATATTGATATTGAAAAATTTGAATCAAGAGTTATATTACAAAGAGGGGTAACTCATGAAAATAATATTTTATATCGTGTTGTATCACAACATCCTGGAACTATGCCTATAATAAATCCTAATGGACTAATTGATATTACTGTTCAATTGGAAGATGAAAAAACACAAACAACTGATGAAACATTATTAACAAAAGATATAGAAATTACGAATGAAGAAGCAACTAAACAAGGTGGAAAATATAAAAAAAAATCAAAAAAGAAAAAACTAAATAAAATAAAAGTTATATTTAAATCAAAAAAAAAAATATAAATTATATCAAGGTATTTTTTTATATAATTTATACAAAATAAATTCTGTTAATTTTTTTTATATTTCAATAAAATAACAAAAAAAATATCTAATATATAAAATGAAGCAACCAAAGAATAGTCTGAATATATTTATATTTTATAGTAGTCCTACACCTAACTATTTACAATATTTAAAGCAATTTGTTAATATATCTATGAATAGTGATTTATTAATTTATTCAATGGATAATAAAGGTGAATTAGGGCAATTTTCTGTTTTAACAAATCTAATATTAGATTTAACTAGTAATCATAATAAATATGTAAGTGTTCTTGTATATGTAGAGAATTTAAGTATATTTAACAATATGTTATTTTATGATAAAAATTGGTTTAATATTTTTGATTGTATAGATACAGAAAATATTGTTATGATTTATAAAGAGACTTTACTATTTAAAAAAACATTATTTAATTATTATGCTACTTGTAATGAAAAAGAACTTATTATTCAATATTTACAAACAGATAATACATTATTAAATAAATATTTTATTTATGACAATATTACTATTAATGAATTTTTTGATGTAATTACTAGGGTTAATAATAAGACTGATATATTTGATATTTTAATTGAACGACGACCTATTCAAGATAATAATCTATATGTGTCAAATTTATATACAAATAATCAACCTGTAAAATCGTTAATACTATTAAAAAATACTTATGGCTTTAATGAAAAAAATAATAGTTTATTAAGTATTATTAAAAATAATATAAATACAACATTATTGAAAAAAATAAATACTAAGATGTTTCAATTAAATAAAAAGAAAATATTAGAATACATTTCTTTAAAGTGAAAAATTAGTTTTCTCTCTATTTTGTATATATATTTTATATGAATGACATTATTAAATTTTTAGTGACCGTAGTAATTTTAATAGTTATATATATGTATATTGACACAAAGAATAGTAATTTGATATATGTTAAGTCAAATATCGATAATAAAATGTATTTAGTAAGAAATGTTTCAGATAAAGAAACAGCTGCCAATTTAATTGCTAGTGTAAGACAAAAACTAGAGAAATTAATAGAATATTTAGTAAAAAAATATCCAAATGATGATAGATGCTTAAGATTAAAGTTAAAATTTCAACCAGATAATATAGAAGAAAGTGAGCAGGGTAGTAAATTTACAAGTTATAGTGTTAATAAGGGTGAAAAAATAGTATTATGTATTAGATCTAAGGATAAAGAAGCAAGACTTGAAGATGAAAATATATTGATGTTTGTTGCTATACATGAAATGGGTCATCTTATGACAAAATCTACAGGTCATACTAAAGAATTTTGGGATAATTTTAAATTTTTATTGAAAGAGTCTATAAAAATCGCTATTTATACAAGAAATGATTTTAAAAATAAACCAGAAAAATATTGTGGCACTAAAATAACAGATAGTCCATTAGATGATTAAAAAATCTATATTAATTATATAATGAATTATCAGAATAATGGTAGAATAGAATATGTTGATAATAATATTTATCCAACATATCAAATGTTTTATGAACAAAAAAAAGGTTTAAATCAATTTACGACTGAAGCAGTAAAAACAGTGTTAGAAAGAAATCCAGTAAGTGATGTTTTTTTTTCAAAAGTAAATATTGATTATTTACAAAATAAAATAATACAAAATGTTTATAAAATTTCAAATGGAAGACATCAAATATCTAGGCAAAGTGATACTGAATTAGAAATTATAATGAGATCTATTTATTTACAATTTTCAAAAAATTCAGTAGATAATATTAAACAACAAATTATTGAATTAGATAATAAAGTTGTTGATGAAGTTGTCCCAGGAATTTTAATAGGTATAGAGCAATATCTTAAATATAAAGAAGATATAACTACAATGTACAAACCTATTGAACATCCAAGAGCGGAAAACAGTAAGGGTGAAAAGAGTCTTGAATATAAACCTTTTCTATAAAAAATTGATATAAAGATTATATTAATGTTATTTTTATAAATGCCGAGATATTATTATTTAGGAAAAATAAATAATGAATTAAATCAATTTAATAAAATGATTTCACATGAAAAATGGAATCATTTAAAAAATAAAATACATTCTCGTATCAATGAATATAATGTTGTAAAATATTATAGTGTTGATAGAATATTTACACTTAATAAAAAAACAGGTAAAACTATTACTGAAAAACCAACAATTATATCTACGAATACAAAAGATACTTATGATTATATAGTTATTGATTATGAAGAAAAAGAATTACCTTTTTTCCCTACACAATGGTCTTATTTTAATAAACAAGTTATCAAAATAACAGAATACAATTTAAATGATGGAATTATCTATTTTACAGAAGTAACTGAAAAGGGAAACACATTCTATGAAATATATTCTCATAGTTTAAAAGCATTGTTTAATTGCGCGGAAATTAATTAGTCATCTTCATATTGTAAATCTTCTTCAAAAGCCTCTTCTAAATCTTTTAATTCTTTAGATAATTCACAAAAATTATTTTTTAATTCCTGAACTTTTAATTCAGCCTGTTGTAACTCAGTATAAAGATTATGAACTTCTTGTTTTTTTTCTCTAATTTTATTAGATAGTTCCATTTTTTTCGCAATATCTTGTTTAGACTCACTAGACCGATTTGTTAAGTTAAGATTTTGAACAGGTATAACTACTTTTTCTTTTGGTTTCATCAGCATTATTTGCACAATATCTAAATCCATAATGCATTTTTTTGAATTGTATCTAAGACCATTTAATCGAAAAACAATAACTACTTTAGCACCTTCAAATAATTCATCAGGTGAAATTGCATTTTTACTATCATCGTATACATTTACATTAATCTTTTTTCTATTATAAGGAACATTCATTCTTAATACGCCTTGATTTATATTTGATTTATAGTAATTTCGGATAGCTTCATGAGAAAGTTCTTGATTAAACCATTCTTTTACATTTTTTATACTTGTCTGCACATTATGTTCATCTAATTTGATTAAAAAATCTTGGAAATCGGTTCCTTCTATATTAACATCCAAATAGGCTTCCCTTTCTTCTGTAATAATACCGGTTTTAAGTTCTAGTTCTCTTGTCTGAAACAAAATGTCATATTCAGCATCAATAGCACAAAGATATACATTTGTGCGTATTTCATTTGGACCTAAAAAAGAAATTTCATTTAAATCTATTGTTTTATAATTAAAAACTTTGTAAGCCCCAGTCATTGAATTATCTATATATGTTTCAAATTATATTCTTTATATTATTTTTTAACGCAAAATTATTTTTTTTATAATCCATTTGTAGTGATAATCATTATTATAATGATATATGTCTCCTAATTCCATTAAAACTTGAATTTTTGTTCCTTTTATAATTGCGTAATTACTTATCTGATTATTATTCATATCAACAATTTCTACATTTTTATCTAAAATAGTCGCCATAATATTTTCACCATAAAAAGATGTTTTTATTGTTGTTCCATTAAATTTTTCTTTAACTAATTCATTTAGTTTAAATTCTATTTTTTTTAATAAATCAAGATATTTAGAATTTTTGAATATCTGTATTTTTAAATAACTTTTACCATAACTCCGATCAATTCCAAATGGAACTAATACTTCTGGAATATCAAAACCAATCGGATATACATTACTGCTTAAAATTAATTTAGGTGTTATCTTAGTTTTAATAATAGATAAAATAATATTATCTATATTAAGTGTATCAAGATTATTTGTCATAATATATATAAATAAATAACTATATTTATATGTAAATGTATATGTCAATTATTATTTTTTTTATTATTATTTTTATTTTAATGATAATTATAGAATTTATTTTATATCTTCGTAGAGAAAATGAAAGAGAGAGATATTATATAGCATTTATTTAATGGTTCATAAATGTTCCTTGAACTAACCAAGGATAGGATGACGCACAATTTGGAACTAACTCTACAATACCACTTAATATTACAAGACTTCCTATATATTTATCATCACGCGTCTTACCTTGTGAGACTAATTTATCAAATTCATCTAAAATTTCCATTTTTAATTGATTAATCGTAAGATTTTTATAATATTTGTTTTCCTTTGGAAATACATAGCCACTAGAAAGAATATCATATTTTTTTTCTTTAGATAAATCCATTCTATATTCAAACAGATCTTTAATTAGAAACATTAATTTTATTAATTGATTGAAATCTAAACATAAAAACCATTCAATATCGGTATAATTATTTAATTGATCCATTTTTTGAAATATTGTCAAAACTTTATTTTTAATTATAAAATCAATATTTTGGGGTATAATATTAACAATTGGCTCTCTAAACCCAATTTTTTTATAAAAATTATATATTATATTTATATTTTTTATAGAATTACTATGAAAAGGTTTATTTGTATAGGGATTATTAATTTCTATTTTATCTTTGTTTAAATTTATATACTTATATATAGTCTCAATGTGAAATCCATAAATAAAGTTATCATCTTCTTTTACACTATAAAAATCTAATAAATGTATTGTATTAATACTTTCCATAAGATATATGTCACAATCATTATTACATAGATGTCTTTTAAAGAGAGCAGGACCACGTAATTTATTAAAAAATCTTATAATATGACCTCTAATATATGATTGAATTTTAATTATTTTATCTATATTGCGAATGTATCTCTCATTGATTGTATTATAAACAGGTAAATTATTTACATTATGTGTAAATATAGATATATTTTTCTTTTTTTGTTTTATCTCTATAGGTTGATCTATCCTATTACAATTAGTATTAAAATGTTTTCCACAGTATTCTCCGAATTTTTTTTTATGACTACATTGAGTATGATCAGCTTTACGTGCCATACAATGATTTGTATTGATTTCTAAAATTTGATTCATTCTATGTTTAAATTATTCTTGTTTTATATTTATATCAAATTTTTTTCATAAAATAATAAAAAAATTATTTAATATTTTTTTATTATTTATTAGAAGCTGACGATGGTGCTTTTTTTACAACTTTTTTTACTGGTGGTTTTACTTCTAATACAGGTTGAGCGTCTTGCTCATTTGATCCATCAAGTTCATCTTTATCAGTAGATTGAACAAAGTTAACAGATGCTAGTGGTTTAGATGGTTTAATATCTTCATTATGTGTTATCTCTTCATCATCATCACTATCAGTGATTAGACATCTTCCACGAGGAATACCACTCGTGCTCTCCTTAACAATACTACATTGAAAAATCTTCCATGCAGTAAATCCAAATTTTCCATTTGAAAAGTAGATGCCAGAACATTCAAGAATCATTTGAACAACTGTTCCGCGTCTGAGTTTACTAATAACAGACATATCCGTTATATCATTCTTATCCTTATCATAAAACCGACAGATAAGTTTACCTTCCTTTCCTACAGGAACACGAACACGCATAGTATCAGGATATAAACCATTAGGTTCTTGAGTCTTTGGATCTTTACTCTGTTTAATAGTGCGATTTACTAGTGCTTCAACTACAGCAACTGGCGCAGTTTTCATTTTTAACCAAGAAAGACTGTTTTTTGATGCTGTTTCAGTAAGCAAATCATCAAAACTATTAATCATAGTGTGAAATGATTTTAATCTTGGATCTTCTAATTTTTCAAATGATAGTTGAAATTCATACTTGGGATAACCTATTGGATTAGGATTATCAATAGATGCATCCTTACAATCAAATGCAATTTTAATATCTGGTGTTCTAATATAAAACTTGGATTCATCCGCATAACTTACATCGACTGATTTACCTCCTTTAGCATTAGTGATAGGTTCACTGAAATGAATGAGATTTGTGTCTAGGGTAGATGGTTTAACAATTGTTGGAGACATTATTTTTTGTGCTGATATATATAAATCAAATTATACTTTTCAATTTTTTTTTTAAATCATATGATAACGATAATAATATGATAAATCTGATAAATATTTATTTTCAGTGACTTGACTAGCTTTATTATACGCCATGTTCAATTCGCTACTATAAAATGAATATATTATCATTATTATTATAAAGGCAAATAAATATTCGTAGTGCATTATATTCTATAATATTATTTTTTATATAGAAAACAAAAAATAAATTGTATTTTAAACTTTAAAAAAAAATAAAAACTTATGTTTTGATTTTTTGCTTCTGTAAATCAAAAAAAAATTGAAAGAAAAATACTTAAAGAATAAACATATTAGTAAGTATATAATACTATCAATGGCTCCTCGTTCTCAACCTAAGACTTCTAGTTCTACTGCCGTCGTGGCACCTAAATTGGAATCAACCGATGTTGAATCTAAGACTAAATCGGTTAAAGCTGCTCCTGCTCCTGTTCCTGCTCCTGCTCCTGTTGAACCTGTTCAAGAGCCTCCTACTACGGAACTTTCTCGTGAAGATCGTCACAAGGCTGTTTTGGCAGCTGTAGATGCTCAAATTGCCGCTCTTAAACATCATCGTTCAAACCTTGTTGCTAATTTTAAATCCGACACTGTTGATCTCAAGACTGCTCAAAAGTCATCTGGAAGACGCCGTCGTCAGGTTGCTACTACTGATGCTAATGGTGATCCTCTCCCTAAGAAAGCACCTTCTGGCATTACTAAACCAACTGTGGTTTCTGATGCTATGTGTGAGTTTATGGGAAAACCCAAAGGCACTTTGATTGCACGCACTGAAGTTACTAAATTTATTACCAACTATATTAAAACCAATAACCTTAAAGATCAAGTAAGCAAGAGAAACATTAATCCTGATGCTAAATTGCGCACTCTTTTGGCTATTCCCACTACGGAAACTCTTACTTACTTTAATCTTCAAAAGTATATGACTACTCACTTTCCTAAATCATCTAATTCCACAGCATAAAAAAATATTATTATAAAATTAATATTATTTTTTTATTCTTTTACAATATATGGCTAATATAGAAAATGAAAAAACTGATAATTTAGATGATTATTTAACAAATAAAGAAAAACAGAAATTAAAAGAATTAAATGAGTTGTCTAATTCAATAGATATTAACGACAAAAAAATATTAGATTTAACTCTTGGTGAATTATTAATAAATTGGTCAAATAATATGCAGGCTATTCTATTAGATATATCAAAAAAAATAGATATAAATTCTATAATTAAAAAATCAGATAATTTATATCATTTTATAAATATATTTATTACAATAATATGGGATATAATATCAACCGATAATAGACTTATATATTTTGGAATGACTATTATATTTATATCATTTGTTATATATTTTATTAATATATCAAATTAATATTAGGGTGTATGTTTTCCGCAAAATATTGTCCCATTTTTTGCCTTATTAGGACAACTTTCACCTTTTTTTGTTTTACCTTGGCATATTGATAATCCGTTAGTATCATTTTTTAAATCTACATTATTTTCCTTATCATTTTTGCTTTGTTTTTTTGAATTATTAAATAAATATTTATTTAAATCTTCTCTATCAAGTGAATAGTCTATAGAAATATTATCGAGTATTGATTCTAATTCTTTATTTATAATAAACATTAAACTGTTTGATAAATTTTCCATTTTATAATTAATATTTTAAAAATATCTTTAAGTTTAGATTATGTAAAAAAAATATAACAAAGGTTATAGATTAATGGATATTAATTTGGATTTTACAAATGACATGAAAAACATTAACTCAAATAATAACAAAACAGATACCATTAATGTTCAAAAAATAGATAATGTTATTGATTTAAATTTTAATAATATTGAAACAAGTCCTCGTTTAGTAGAAATTCCATCATTAGGATTAGATTTATTAGAAAATAAGAATAAGAAGCGTGATACATCTATGGATTTAAAAGGTAGTTTAGATATGCCATTAGAAAATATCAATATAAGTTTTGATAATATTATATCACCTTTTGATGCTTTACAGCAAAAAAAAAATTTATCTAATGCTAGTAATATTTCTAATCAACAAAGAGTTCCAACACCTAGAGCAACACTTCCATTAGATAATCCATTTAATAAACCTATTAATTTAGGATTTGAAACATTAAATGATATTAAATTAAATTTAGATAATGTTTCTAATTTAAGTAATGATATTAATATGAATGATTTAAATAAAAAGATGAATATTGGTGACGATCCCTATGCTCCACTACCTGAACCACCTCAAGTAAATGTAAACCCTGAAACAAAAAATGAAAAAGTGATTGATGATCTAGAAAATTTAAATATAGATGATTTATTATCGGAATGTAGCACATTAAAAGAAAAATTTGGAATTAACATACCTGAACATTTTAATCGTAAAACATCACCTGATGAAATTAGAGCATTTATAAGAAGAGAACGCAAAAAACGCGAGAAATCAAATGCTGAAAAATTAGGCGCAAAAATATTACTTACTATAATTACATCACTTGAATTTCTTAATAATAAATTTGATCCTTTTGATTTAAAATTAGATGGTTGGTCAGAAGGTATTCACGAAAATATAGAAGATTATAATGAAATATTTGGTGAATTATATGAAAAATATAAAACTAATACAAAATTACCACCAGAAGTTAAATTGATAATGATGGTAGGCGGAAGTGCGGCTATGGTTCATTTAACAAATACTATGTTTAAAAGTAGTATTCCGGGTATGGAGGAAATGTTAAAACAAAATCCAGAAATGATGAAACAGTTTGCGCAATCTGCTATGAATCAAGTAAATGGACAAAATAATGAAACTCCTCCTCAAAATACACCTTTTTCAGGCATGTCTAAACCAGCAGCTGCACCTCCACCTCCTATGGCTACAAGAGGACCCCTTCCATCACAAAGACCTGTAGTCGTACCTCAGTCAATGGGACCATTGAGACCAGTCGGCCCTACAAATACTGGTAGTTCAGGATTACCAGCTATGCCTAGAAGAGAAATGCGTGGACCTAGTGGATTAGGAGTAGATGATATATTAAAAGAATTGAGTGGAAATAAATCCTCTACACCTAAAAATGTTTCTCCTTCAGGTTCTCTGATAAGTTCTGGTGGAACTAATCGCAGAACATTAAATATTAGTTTAAAATAAAATATCCATTAGTTTGAAGATGTTCAACTCCTTGAATAAAACAATCACACAAATCATCTTGCTTAGTCTCTTCTTCTAATTTATTTATGTTTTCTAAATCATTTATTCTTTTTAAAATCTCTTTTGTAATTAATTTAGATAATTTTTTTCTATCAGAATACTCTTTTTTGTCAAATTCTGATTGATTTAATTGAATACCTTTTATTTCTAACTTTCTTTTAGCTGTATAAAATTTTAGAATATTAATATTACATTTATCAACACTCTTTTTATAAAGAAAAAAACTATATAGTATCATTTGTATAGATTTCATTTTAGGATTTTTTAAAACAGGTTGGTTTTCAAATAAAATACAATCAATATTATTAAATAATTCTGGTTTTTTTTCTAATTGTAAATACATATTATCACCTAATTTATCTAAATCCATCTTATCACTATCCTGTATGCTATTAATATCTTTTTTTGGATAATGTTTTTCAGCATAATTTTTAGTATGTATTGCACAAAAATAAGATGTTTGATAAGGATTCTTATGGTTTGTTAAAAAAATATAATTTTTTGCTTTTTTTTTACACATTGAACAATCTGGAATACCACTTATATTCATCACATTCCAATCTAAAATTTTTACTTTTTTATCATCCGTTGACTCCATAAGACAATACGCCATATTAATAATTCCTATATCAAATGATAATATTTTCATATATTCTATTAATATTAAATTAAGTTTTATAATTATATTTTTTTTATTATTATAAAATATAATGGAAGAAGCAACCGAACATAATCATATAGATAGGATAAAAGTTTTAGAAAATACTATTGAAGAATTAATATCTCGTTTAACTGTATATTTTGATAAAAAATCAGAAAGTATAAAAGAATTTTGTCAAAAAATTGGTAAAAAACGCCGTTTAACTGCTGATGATATTGATATAAATACAACGCCAATAGTTATTGAAGGATTTAAAGATCATAGTGAAAAAATAGAACAACTAGAAATTAAACTGGCCTCCCTTATATCAATATTTGAAAAAGAAACACTTCATAATGAAAACAGATTTCAAAAAATATATGAACATTTAGAAATGAATGATGAACTTAAATACCAATTTGAAGAATTGAAAAATGAAATAAATACAAAGAATAAAGAAATTGAAATAGCTAATAATAATATTATAGAGAATTACATGGTTATTAAATCAACAGTTGAAAAATTAGAAAATGGTGTTATATGTATTGATTAATATAATGATAAAGGTCATCATTTTCAACCACATATCTTAACATATCTTGATTAATTATTTTACTATTTTTTTTTATTATTTCAAATAATTTATTTTTAATATCTAAATTAAGTGAAATTTCAATAGAAATCATAATTATATCATGTGATAAAATACTGTATGTCATTTGATCTCCATATATCTCAGGTTTGAATAAATATATTATCAAAATTGATAAACTTATAGACTCTATGTTATTAAGAGTGTTTATATATAATAATGGATAATGGTAAGCTATTTTATAAATAAAATAATATATAAAAAACAAACATGGTGTAAATATTATTTGACCATTTAAAAATGAATTCATAATTGTTTTCTCAAATTCAACTATATTTTCAATTTCTAATGTGGTTTTTATAAGAGTATTATTTTCTAATATTTTAGACGATAAATTTAAAAATAATTTAGCGCTTTCTATTTTCATATTATTTATGATTGAAAAATGATTTACTAAATAAAAAGAAAATAATAATGTTTCTAAATGAAATCCGCTTTTAACATAATATCTTAATATACAATTTTTTATAAATATTTGGTCCTCATTTAAATTTATAATTTGTAAAATATGATTATGATAAGTCATATACATATCTTCTAAATATTCCAATTCATATTTTTTTTGGTATATTTCAGAGTAAGTATATTCATAGTATCTATTATTTTTAATTTTTAAAGGTTTAAAAACTATTATATTATTATTGAATTTATTTTTAATTATATTTATAGGAAAAATGCTTGATATATATTTACTTATTGACAACCATAAATCATTTTTTGCATCAGTAATAATATTTGAAGATAATATTTTTTTACATGAATAACAATTTAATATCATATTTTTTAATAATTCAGCATCAATATATTGATTTATTTGTGTTAAATAATCATTGATATCTTTTTCTCTAATTTCGTTTAATAAAGTAATTGATAATCCAGTTATTAAATAAAATATACTTACACCTAAACTATACATGTCTAGATTTATAGAATACCTGCTAAAAGATTTAGGTGCTTTATATCCTTTAGTTGATTGATATATTTTTTTTATTAATGGAAAACCATAATATTCACATAATCCAAAATCACAAATTGAATATTTTTGATTAAATTTATATAGAATATTTGTTAATTTAATATCACTATGTAAAAATCCATGTGAATGGATTGAATACAATTGAATAATTATCTTATTTAAAAAATCTTTAAAATTTTCAGTAGTCATTGTGCATTTATTATGTTTTATTAAATCTAAAATATCTCCATCATAACAATCCATCATTATTTTATATGGAAAATCTTGAATTGATTGTATATTTAAAATTGAATAACTTGAACTATAATGAAATATATCACGAATAATATCTTCATAAACACCTAATTTAAAAGTAGTTAATTTATATTTTTTTATACTATATTTATTATAATTATATATTATTTCATACACATCGCCATATGTTCCGCTTTTATAATTTTTCATAAATCATATATATAATTATAAATTAAATAAATAATATAATCTATATATAATTTTATAAGTTAAATAAATAATAAAAATAATATTAATTATATATATATATATTTTTTTACAACTATGAGTTCATTGAGTCCAACTAAAATTTATTCAATATTTCCAAAATTAACCATAGAGATAACAGGAAAATATGATTATAACTGTCATTTTAAAAATAATACATTTATATATAATAATTTGCGGATTACTGAGTCTAAGGTTCAAAGTATTTATGAAAATTTTAATGAAATGAAATATGAATTATTTAAAATGTGGGTTTATAATGATTTAAAATATAAAAATAAAATTGAATTTACTTTAGAACTTATTGAATATCTTAAAAATAAAGAATATTATACAATGAATGATATTGATAAATTATTATTACATATTATTTATTTAGAACTTACACAAATAAAAAGTAATAATATATAAAGATAATTAAATAATATTATTTATCTACAATGGATAATACTATTTTTGAAACGGATGAAGATAAAATTGAAAAAATAACTAATTTTGATAATATGGATTTACCAGAACAATTATTAAGAGGAGTATATGCTTATGGATTTGAATATCCTAGCACTATACAACAGATGGCTATAAAACCTATAAGAGATGGTCGTGATTTAATTGCTCAAGCTCAATCAGGAACTGGAAAAACAGCTGCATTTTTGATTTCAGCTATGTCTATTATAGATAGGAGATTACATGAACCACAGATATTAATATTAGCTCCTACTAGAGAATTAGCAATACAAATACATACTAATGCTGTAGGTTTAAATACATATTTAAAATGTGACATTGGTTTAATAATAGGTGGACAGCACAATTCAACAAAAAAAACATTTAGTGATGATTGTCAATTAATTATTGGAACACCTGGTAAAGTATTTTATATGTTGACTAATTATCATTTAAAAAATGCTAATATTAAATTATTTGTGCTAGATGAAGCTGATGAGATGTTAAATACATGTTTTAAAGATCAAATACATGATATATTTCAATATATACCTACTAATGCTCAAATAGCAATTTTCAGTGCTACTATGAATGAAGAAACATTACAATTATCTACTAAATTTATGAATTCTCCATTAAGAATTCTTGTAAAAAATGAAGAATTAACATTAGAGGGAATTTTACAATATTATATTAATGTAGAAGAGGAATATCTTAAATACGATGTCTTGGCAGACATTTATAAATATTTAAGTATTAATCAAACGATAATTTACTGCAATAGTAAAAAGAAAACACAACAAATTTATCATAGATTATTACAAAGCAATTTTACTTGTAGTGCTATTCATAGTGATATGAATCAACAAGAGAGAAGTGAAGTTATAAGTAAATTCAGAAAAGGATTAGTTAGAATCTTATTAGCTACTGATATTATAGCCAGAGGTTTAGATGTGCAACAAGTTAGTACAGTTATTAATTTTGATCTACCTTTAAAAAAAGAAGTCTATATTCACAGAATTGGAAGGAGTGGACGATATGGTCGTAAGGGCATGGCTATTAATTTTGTAACCAAAAATGATTTTAATTATTTAAAACAAATAGAAAGTTTTTATAATACAAGTATAGAGGCCTTCCCAGATCCTTCCACTTTACCAGTATTTTAATATGATAATTCTTGGTGATAATAGGCAAAAAAAAATTGATAAATGTAGTCGTTCCAATCCAATAACAGTTCAATAAAGAAGAATAATGGCCACCGATCAACAGTTTGACACTAGTTCCAAGTCCTATGCCGCTGCCTGCGGTTCTAATTACTCTCCCACCGCTCACTATGGCGAGACACGAAATGCCCACAGTGTGGAACGCTCTGGAAATACATTCTCACCTGAAATCAATCCGGAAGCTCTGGATCAAGCGCAGAAATTCTACGAGATGTTCTCCTACGCGCTCACAAAAATGCATCATCGCGGAGACATGTTCAAGCTCTGGAATGATGCACACATTCTTGCGTTTCCTTCTGCTAAAGATGTTGACTTCAACAAGGTTCTCTACGCGATGGCATTTGGATTGAAGGTCTGCCGTGTGAAGCAAAATACCCAAGTTCTCTGGAAGGTAAATCGTCCTCGTGATGATGATCAACCTCGCTACCGTGATGACCGTGGACGCCGTGATGAGCAACCTCGCTACCGTGATGACCGTGGACGCCGTGAAGAACAACCTCGCTACCGTGATGACCGTGACAGCCAACACAGTCGTTGGGATCGCAACTAAAATCAAGACAAAAAAAAATAGGTAAGTAGGAAAAAGGGTTGTGGGAGGGGGCAACTCTTTTTTTTTTATGGAAAGTTTTATATATTTTTTTAAATAAGAAAATATTAGTTTTTAAATCTCTAATTAAAATGATCATTAAAAAAATTTAGAGCAGCTTTTTCTCCTAATTCAAACCCTTCCTCAATTATACATCTTCTAAAATCTATCAGATAGTTTTTACATGGGTTTAATATAGGTATTACTTTTTTTTCTTGTATTAATTTTTCAACATGATGGATATTATCTGATAAAGACTGTTTAAGCATTTTAAAAAGATTAAATAGATAGTATCCAGATGTTTCATAATAACCCACAATAATAACCATGTCTACATTTTCAGATATATTGTCTGTAGGATAAATTTGACTCATACATCCATCAGCATATAAATTATTACCTATTTTAGAATTTTCGGTTATAATAGGTGGACTAGCACTCGCTATTATGTATTCCCATATATTTGAGTCTAAACCATTTTTATATTCATAACTTTTTGTGTCTAAATTTTGGACTACACAATTAAATTTTGGCATAAATTCAGGTATCACAAAATTACTATATGTTTTTACTGTATTTCTTAAACCAGAATTATTATAAAGACAACCTTTATACCAATATTCTGAAGTAGTTTCATGACCTATAAAAAAATCTGATCTTTCTTCAATATTAAACCATACATTTTTTAACATTTCAATATCCTCTAAAAAAACACATATACCATTAAGAGCTCCGACACTTATACCATCAACACGTTCAATATCAATATAATCCTTATAATCTTTGAACAGTCTATATAAAAATCCAGCTTGAAAACAACCATTAACTCCACCTCCAGGTAAAATCAATTGTATTTTTCTTTTTAATTCAATTACAACCATATTCTATATTTTATAAAATATTTATTTTTAATATATAATTTTTTAAAAATAATAATTAAATATAGTATATGAAACGCATTATTGAAATATTGTGTATTTTTTTATTAATTATTGTAACATTTGTTATAGTACAACCTAAAATGAAAATTCCTGAAAATTATGAAAATAAATTTGTTAATAATAATATTGTTAGCGACACTGTATATAAAATTAACACTGATCTTGATTATGCGTCAGTAAGATATGGACTCAATTTAAATCATAATGACACTATTTTAAAAAATCAGATAGCACCAATTTTAAATCCACAAAGCAATCAACCTAGATCAATTCTTTGGGGTAGTGCTCCTGATATGCAGAATAGCAGTAGAATTCCAGATAATTGGTCTAATAATCAGGAATATAAACATCCCATAGATAGTATTTTATAATAACTTAAAGAAAAATAACCATAAGTTAAATATAGCATATGGTTATCTTTTATCTGAAAAATACACATGTATCATATAATATCTTAGATTGGTTTATTGAAAATAATTCAGATACAGTTAATGAAACATATAAACAAGAATTTCTTGAACTAAAAAATGCTATAGAAGGATGGAAAAAAGGAACTCATGTCCGTCAAAATAAATTTTCTTGTTCTAAGTCAGAAATTGAAAAAGTAAAAGAAAATTTGAGTCTCTATTTAAATCAATTATCTAATAGCAATTATAATATAATTGAAAATAAAATTCAAAAAGAAATTGAAAATTCTAATGAATCAATTGATATGTTATTAGAACTTATTTTAACAAATGGGATAGCACAAGAGAATAATTTAAATGTGTTAGGTAAATTACTAATAAATATAAAATTACATGAAAAATTTTTAACAAAATTAGAAGAACAGCTTAAAAAATCAAATATTACTAAAATTAATCAATCAAATTATGATGAATTATGCTCTAATAATAGAATAAATTTAATATATAAAAATGGTTATATTTTTATTGGTAATATGTATTCTATTATGAATAGTTCAATATCAACAATACAGTTAGAAAATTATATTAAAGTGCTAAATAAAAAAATATTTACATCTGATGATAAAGAACTGGCTGAGAAATATTTAGAAGTTTATATTGAATTTATTAAAAAAGTAGAAAAAAAATTAAAAGAAAACAACGAAACACTACATCGTAAAATAATTGAAGAGTTAAATATTTGGAAAATGGATAAATTAACTTTTACAAATAGAGCTAGATTTGCGATATTAGACTTTATAGAATCTATTTAGATTGATATCCTGGATAGTAATATTTTGGATCATATACTTCATTATATGTAAATTTAGGAAGAATTGTATTACTCATTTCTAGAGCATCAATAGGTGTTCCAACAGTATACAGGGGTAAAGCCTCTGCTTTAAATCCTACTTGAGGTATGCATACTGGTGGTCTATCTTGAGGCACACTCCATACTTCTGGTGGAAGGTAACTATATCCATACTGGTTTATTACTTGTTTTATATTAGGTTTGATATGTGTTATACACTCTTTTTTTTCAGAATTATTTCTGATTCTTGTTTCTACTTTATCTTTCATTAATAATTTATAATAATTATTTGTCCTTACTTCCTCAGCATTTGTATATTCTTTATTTCTAGATTCATCTAAAACTATATTTTGTGGTGGTAATATTATTTTATTTATAGGTTTATTATTAGATATAACAGTATTTTCAGTAGGCAATATTATATTTTTTTTTATAATAGGTTTATTACTAGATACAACAATATTTTTAGAGTGTGATATTTTTTTATTAGCAGGTTTAGTTCTTATTATTATTTTTTTTTTTTTATTATTAAAATCCTCATAAATAATCTGTGAACGATTTACATAACAAAATATTAATATGGCAATCACTAAAAAAATATAGAGATATATCATTATATAAATAATGTATCTTTTTATTTTGAAAACAGACCAGTTTGTTTTTGATTAATTGGACATGTTCGCATATTACAATTGGTAAAAACGTCTTCAATATAGGAATAATTATCAATAAGTTTTTGTTTATTATCATCAAATTTTTTTTGTAAATTAATAGAATTTTTTATTTCATTTGGATTAGACGCATTTGAAATCTTTTTATCACATATTTTTTCATCAACTATTATTACTTCCTCAACCAATTCTTGTTCCTTATTATTTTGTTCGCATTCTGTTTTTAAAATATACTCTTCATCTAACTTTGTTTTTGAAATAAAATTCTGCCTAACATAAGGTTTTGATAAATAATTTTGTAAATCTGGAACTAATGATTTATGAACATAGTCATTTAAGTTTGGAAGTTCAGTCTTGAGAATATATTTATTTAAATCAGGCATCTCAGGGCAACTCGCACTAGCTATAATTTTTTTTTTTTTTGGTTTTTTTGGTAATTCTTTTAAAATAGGTTTTTTATCTTTATACGCATCTAAATCATCCATGAAATCTTCTTGTTTCTGATTTTGCGCATATTGTTTTCCTATACTATATGCTACCATAATTCCAAATATTATAAAGATAGAAGACCATTTATTTTCTTTAAATAATTTAATAATGTTATTTATATATTCCATGATATATATTACTAAATTATTTTATTATTAAATAATTTTCTTATTAAATTTATGTCTACTCGTCATCTGTTTTGTTTACCGTGATTCCTGATTTTTCTAATTTATTTTCAATTGATTTACTTATGTGAGATAATAAAGCTTCTGGTTTTCTTGAACCTTCATAAGGTTGAACATCTCCATCCATAACAAAATTAATAGTAGGATAACCTTGTATAGATATATCTTTAGCATCAAGTGCCTCTTTATGTTTTTCACAATTTACAGCACAAAATACATCGTCTAATCCATTTTCTGACAATCCATTTGCTACTGAAGAAATGTCTTCTTTCATATGTTTACAATGACCGCACCAAGGAGCATAAAAAATTAAGAAATAAATACTAGCTTGTATCTCTCCTTCTTTTACTAAAGGTAAGTCTCCTTTTTTGGTAAGTTGATCCGGTGATAATTCTCTTACTTTATCTGTTTCATAATTATATAAATTCTCAGCACTCATTGATTTGTTTTATATATATAAATATTATATTCTTTTTTTGAGAGTATAATAAATATCATTTTTGACAATATAATATTTATTATTTTTTTTTTTTAAGCAACGCAATAAGTTGTTCATTTTGTTGTTTTAATTTTTCTAATTCTGATTGCTGTTCTTGAATAATTAAATTATTACGCTCATCTTTATTAAGTAATTTAAAGAACCGTGTTTTACCAAGACTTACTTTAGTATTTTCATCAAAATATTCTTTTTGAACTGACCAACTTAATGTTCCATTAGAAAATACTACATACTCTGGCATAACTCTTTTTAGTAATCCTCCTAAACAAAATTTTGCATAGCCATCTTTGTATGTAATATATCGTGTGTGAGTGCTATATTCTATTTCAGATGGATTTAATACCTCTTCATATCCAGCAAGTTTTTCTAACATTGCTTCATTAGTTTGAAGTGTATCTTGAAAAGTTGTTTCCGGACGTTCATAATTTGTTTTAGATAATCTCTTAGTAGGTGTCTCCTTACAATTTCTCCACATCTTTTATATAATATAAGTTATATTGTTTTATATATTTATTTAATTTAAGTAATCTCTATAGTAAATACATATTGAAGTTATACCATTATATAAAACCATACTTCCTAATTTTATAATATTTTTTGATAAATCGGATCATTGAAATTCATTATTTATATATTGTTTAATATATTTATCTATAAAAAAAGATAATCTATTTCTAGATTGACAAATAATAGTCAAGATGTGATATTATATAAAAACAATAATCCCTACTTATCAAATCGTTTTTTTATAAACTCTATATCTTTTTTCGTATATCAATAAATAAATATTTTTTCATATATATTATATCTTTTCATAAACAGCCCAATAAGCGTAGTATTGATTAGATATTTTTTTTGTAGATGAATAATTTCTTTCTACTTTGGACATATTGTATTCAATATCTAATTCTTCATTTTTTAATCTTCTAAATCCAGCTCCTTCTATCATTTTATCCCAAAATTCTCTATTATGATAATTTGCATAATTATTTTCTAAATAATCACGATCTTCTTGCTCTCCAGTTTTAGCCCACGAAATACTATATAATCCATGTAATATATCTAAAAATTTATGCGCATCTTTATCAGTATTACTATCAATATCGTGCTCACGGATTATTAAAATACCCCCCTTTTTAAGTATTCTTGAGAATTCATTGATTTGATGAATAGGTTGTGAAATGTGATGTAAAACCATTAAACAAGTTATAAAATCAACTTTTTGATTTTCAAGAGGTATATTATGTTTTTCCTTACTTAACTTTATAAATTGAATATTATCTTGATTTTTTGGCTCTTTAATATCAAATCCAAATACATTTTGTTTAGGTAATGATAATACATTTGCTAAAGTCGCAGTAATACAGCCTTCACTACAACCATAATCAACATATATCTCAGGTTTATATTTAATACTATTTAATAATTTTTCAATTGTCTTTATTCTTGAATCTGCTCTATTGACACTTTCATTATTTGGATAACCATGAAAAGGATAATAATTAGCATTTAATTCTTGATGTATTAAATTATAAACTTCGCTATCAAAAAGTTGCTCTTTAAGTACTCTATTTTTAATATCAAAAATAAACTTTTCACTAAATTTTCTTTGAATTGGATTTTTGTAGTCAAATGATTTATTAATAGTTTGTATAACTGTTTGTAGCAATCTTTGTGTAGCATTTGAACTAAAAGCATCTAGAAAATATTTACTTCCACCCTTTTTAATGTGACTTAAATCTATTATTGGTTTTGATTTTACAGGTGTGTTGATCATAGTATTCATTTTTTTTATATTATTTATGTAAATATATTTATCTCTATGACTTATAGTTAATTTTTTTAATAATTCTAATACATCTTCTTGTTTCATCTTATCTGTTTGATTTAATAATTGACTTATTTTATTTTTTTGTTTAGAAATATATATATCTTCTAATATATTCATTAATTCAATAATTTGTGGTTGAACTCTAGGTGAATAAATATAAAAAGGATAATTTATTCTTTTGGTATAATCTAAAGATTGATATGTTTTTAATATAGATATTAATCTATCTTCAATTAATTTATTAATACCATAAAATTCTTTGCCTATAATACTAATTGATAATTTATTTAGAGATGTAGTAGAATTTTTAACAATTTTAAGTTCTTTAAATAAATTAGCCACTAATAATAGTATAGAAACTCCTAATGGATTTAATATATTTTCAATAGAGATTATTATTGTTCCGCCTCCTTGAAGACAAAATAATCCTAAAAATACATTTCCTATATCTATAACACCATTATTATTTGAAATCACATTTCCAACATATAGATCAGCACCTTTTTTGAAACGGTTGTTTACTTTTAATTGAGCTAATCTTAAATTCAATGGATTTGTAATATTACCATCAAAATCACGATCCATTATCCATTTATTTGAATTATCTTTATAAAAAGCATTATTTGATTGTAAAATGATATCATTACTAGTATTTATATAATTATTTGCTATCCAATTAATATGAATATCGTGTGTGTTACAATAGTGTAATGTTGATGACATGTATGAACCATTTATATCATCATTGAATAAACAATTAAGATTTTTCATACCACTCAATAATTTTTGAGAACTTATTATTTCATAGCAATTTAACCATTTTTCATTTACTCCTACCGCATTTTTACGGTTTTGATAAAATTCTACTAAATTTGAAAATAAATTATAACTATTTAATAAACCATGTTCTTCTAATGACTTTATAGATAAATGTAATTCATCAGATATTTCATTTAATTTTACAATAGGTTGTTCGTTTTCAGGATTAGTAATATCGTTATTACACCATATATTTGAACTATTTAATTTGTGAACACAAAATGTATCAATAATTTCCATATAATATTATATTATATATATATATATCTTATTTCAATTTTTATGATAAGATTTCTTTTATTTTTTGGAAGTTTTTTATTTTTGTTAATACATTATTATTCATATTTTGATAAATTAGCTTTATTTATTAAGTCAAAAAGTGTTTATATTTCAGTTATTATATTTATATCTACAATAATATATAGTTGGATTATGAAAAAACCTACTGTCTATAATTATAATCAATTTCCTTTAATAAAAAAACAAAATCGTAATGTTTCCGCTTTGTCTAAAAAAATAGTAGCAAGTAATCAAAAATGGTTGTGTGGTAATTGTAAAAAGATGCTAGATTTTACATATGAAATAGATCATATAATACCTCTTTTTAATGGTGGAACGAATGAATACACTAATTTAATTGCATTATGTAGAGAATGTCATGGAAGAAAAACAATATTAGAAAGAGCATAATAAAATTAATATATGGATTCTAACTTATTTGAATTAAAAGTATTATATAGGATTCAAAATATTAATTATGATATTATCTATAGTCCAAATTATAAAAAACAAATAAATGAAATAGACAAAAAAATAATTAATAATAATGTTATTGATAATAATCTAGAATATTTGATATATATACAAAATAAAAAACAATTATTATATGCTATATTTATTAATATTACAAATGATGACCACATTAAAATTAAATTTAATTCTATATTTGAATTTGTCAACTGGCTTTCAACAAATTTAAAAAAAAAATATTGGATCATGTACAAAAATGTAAAAAGAGAAATAACCTTTCTTCAAGAATTTAACCAAGATGACTACAATATAATAAAAAAAATGGAACTATTTTGTTTGGATAGCTTTATGAAATATAAATTATGTCTATCCATTTTTATTCAAGGTAAAATAATAAATAATAGATTCAGAATACCTACAATTGATGAATATTTAATATGTGAAAAAATTGATACATTACCTTTATCTAAAAATGAATTCAAAAAGCAAATTACATTTATAAAATACATAAAACTAGAATTATTTGATATTTTCAAAAATTATCATAATATAACTGGAATTAAAAATATATTTATAAATAACATTGATAATTTAAAAAGTTTATTAAATTATTATTTATTTTTGGGTATTGAATGTTATCAGATATCATATATTGTAGATAAATTATCTCAAAAAAAACATATTGAACAAAATTGGGATAATAATAAATATCCAATTGATTTTTTAACAATAGAAGGTTTAAAAAAAAAAATAAAACAACCTAAAAATTCATATGAATTATTAATTTTAGATAATTGCACTATTGATGTTTTATTAAAGGATTCTATAGTTATATGTATTGGAAATGATCACTATTTTAAAAATAATACACTAGAATTTATATCATATTGATTTTAAATAGCTTTTTCTAACTCCTTTTGAGTAATAATGCCAATATCTTTTAATCTAGGTAGGATTCTATCTTTACACTCAGATGATTTTAGCAATCTTAAACATTCTTCTTTACTTATGTTAAGTTCATCTAATTTAATTTTAATATGTAATGGATTTTCTAATAATGAAAGCATTAAATATTCAATATACAAATGATAATTACATTTATCTAATTCAAAATTATTAGTTATTTTTTCTCTTGTGTCGCGATTAGCATTAATACAATTCATTCTGGATAACAATTTTGTATTGAAATTATCACGATTATGCATATTCTTTGATTTATTATCTATATAACGAAATATTATATATACAGTAAATATTGTAAGTGAACATTGACTATCAAATAATTCCCAGTTTAATTTATTATAAATTTGATCTTCTATTTGTATACTATCTACATAATTCCTAAGCACACGTTTAATTAATAAAAGTTCATTCGTATCAAAATGAGTAATATATTTATATAAATTATCCCATACAGAAATAGGCAAATTATATCGTTCTAAATCAAATAGTGTAAATATTTCATCTGATGTCATATTTGATCTATAAATACGTTCTGTTCCTTGATAAATATCATAATCTATATCTTTGGAATTGTTTTTCAGATATTCCCACATTTCTCCTATATCTAATTTTTTTGTCTTTATCAGTAATCTTACTAAGTCAATACAATTAAAAATAATACGAAAATCATTTTTACTATTTTGTATAAGTATATTTAAAAATGGAGCTGTAATATATTCAGTGAGACATTCTTTTTTTATAATACTATCTATATGATTATATATAATATAATTAGGTATATTTTCTAGTATATGTATACTACAGCTTTTGCGTATCTCATTTATTTTTTTTGAATTTAAACTTAAATTATTAGATATGTTACTGGTTAAAATTATAGGACAAAAAAAATTATTTTTCTGCAAATAATATTGTATTTTTTTCATACCCCCCTTATCTCCACTAGACAAACCATCTATTTCATCCATTACTACACCTATTTTTTTTTTATTATTATTCATCATATGTGCTACATTATTTGACGATTTTAATATGTCATTAAATACATTTTCAATTTGTTCAGCATTTCGTAAATCACTAGCATTAAATTCTATAACATCAAAATTAAATTTGTTTAATAATAAATGCGCTAAACTGGTTTTGCCAATACCTGGTGCTCCAATGATCAATATATTAGCCTTTCTATCCGTATTTTTTAATAATTCAGGATTATAATATCCTTCTAACCAAATGATTAATTCATTTATTATTTTTTCATTGCCAATATATTCAGATAATATTTTGGGTCTATATTTTTCATATAACATAATATACTTTTTATAATATAAATATATTTAAATTAAAATTTATTTAATAAGAATCCAACTATGCTATATACTAATTCAAAAGATATTCGCTTTCTTGCCATTAATATACTCTCACGAAAATTTAATAAGAATAATGAGTGATATTTAGCTCGTTCTTCATTTATAAATTTATTAAAATCGCAAACCAATTGAGTTTGTTGTTCTAATGTTATAGGTGGTAATATTACTAATGTAGCATATCCTCTCTCTGATTTATTATCAGAATTATCATATACTAGTTCTGTATCATTAACTATTTTCATAGATATCATGTTATCTTTATTATCATCAATACATTTGACTAATATATTAGTGTTAGGTGTTCCATTTTTATATAATCTTGTGATCTGATATTTTTCATTTTTTTGTAGATTGAAAATTTCTCCACCAAAAGTATAATTATTATCTTCATTTAAATCTATGCTTAGTATTGAACTGCTTGGAAAAATTTCAATAGGTATATTTTTTTCCAATGTTTTAGGAATAAATTGGAAAGAACATATAGTATGACTCAATTTTTCAAAAATAACTTCTTCATATATATTTAATTTAATAATATTATAAATGCTTAAAAAACCTTGTCGTAATTTAATATCAATATTTCGTGTTGAACACCAAAAATTTAATGGAAGAATAATTATTCCTCCAATTATATTTTCAGCCATAATTAATTGTTTTAAAAAGCATTTATATAAATTATCAGTTTCATATTTTTTAAATATTTCTTTTTTTTTTGTCATATTCAGTGCCAAAACTGGCGGTTGTGTTACTATAAATTTATTATTATAATCAGGTGGATCTAAGAAAATATCTCGTTTTTGAATAGTATCATTATCAGGCTCTAAATCATAAAGAATACACTTATAGTCTTTTAAAAATTTATTTGTTAGTATACCATTACCTGTAAAAGGATTAATAATTTCTACACTCTTTTCTGGTAGAAAAAAACCTTTAAATATATATTCTATTTTTTCATACTCATTCATTTTTATTATTGATATTAAATAATGTTTTATCAATTTTTAAAATATTACAAATATAAAGTGTATAGATAATATATAAATGGAACAATACATTGTAAGAATAATTATTATATTAATAGTTAGTTTTTTTATCAAATATTCATTAGAATATTTTTGCAATCGTGGTTATCATAATCCACCTAATCAAAGTTTATGTTTACATCCATATTTATTTTGTGGTATTAAAACTGGAGGAAGACCTGGTGAAAATTGGTATTTACAGCCTTGATATGTATTATATGTAAAAAAATTGAAAAACAATAATTTTAAATTTAATAAAAAACAAACATTATGGCACATTCTGTAGAAATTAATAATACAGAGGAATACGAACAGGCTATGCGTGTATCTGCAATATTTTACAACAGATATAAGAGTTTATGTCATGGAAGTTCCAGAAGACACGAAATTAAAAGACTATATGAAGATACACAACATATATTACTAAAAATAAGCGGTGATACTAAAAGCTTACGATTTAGTCAAATCCTTTATGCACTTTCATATGGACACAATGTTCTTAGAGTTTTAGGAGGAAATGAAATTCAGTGGAATGTATTTAATAAAACATTTAATAAATTCAAACAACATCCTGAAAAAATGGAAACATATCCAAGACACAATAAAAATATTGAGTTTGAAGAAGAACCACTTTGGTACAACTATAATCATGATGATAGTTGTCAAACATATGACAGTCAACCACTTTTAATGGTATCTGGAGACAATTTAAATCAAATTAATCAATTATATGAAAATAATGAAGATATACTTTTACCTTTGGGAGAATTCTATACTATTACAGGCGAATAAAAATATATGTCTATTATATATGATCAAAATAATATTCATTTTATTTTTAATATTAATTATTTTTTTTAACAATCAATCTGTTGATCATTTTGTTTCATTCAATCCATATACATGTAGATATTTTTATGACAGCCATAATAAACAATATAAACCATTTATGTGTGATTTATTTAATTAAATATACTACATAGATTTTAATATTTCTATATAATATATGATATTATCAAAACGAAAGAGTATTTTAACTAAAAAACAAAAATCAAAACGATCCTTTAAAAAAAACAATTTAAATGGTGGAATAACATTTAAAAGTGGTAAATATGGTTTTTTTTGTAATAAAGAAACATATAATAGTTTATTTGGCAATGTAGTTAAGGGGCAAAATGCGCCAAGTATTAATAAACTAAATTCCCAATTATCATTAAAAGCATATAGACTTGAAAATAATAGTGGAGTGGCAAAACTTGTTATAAGTAATAATGAAAGAGCAATTGATGCTGTTAAATTAATAGGAGTAAATATAGGTAATATTATCATATCTCCCTTTTTAATAGGTTTTATTATACCAGGTTTGGTTTCGTATTACTCGGATGAGAAAATACAAGAACGAAAACAAGAAAAAATAAAGTCACGCACTACAGATACTTACGTATACAATGAATTTGATAAACTATTAGATAAAGGACTAAACGCTGAAATTGGTTATTATAAATCACAAAACTCACAGCTAACAAATCAGGACTTAGTCTCTATAAATTTGGAAAATGATAAAGAAATAGAAGAATTTATTGATGTATTTATTTCACTAAAGCACTTAGAAAAATTAAAAATAGATTGTTGTGTTATTATTAATGTTAATCCATTAAAAACAAATACATATGATAGAATAGTAAATAAAAATCCTAATTCATCTGTCATACTCTCTTCAATAAAAGGTGCTGATAAAGAATGAATATAAAAAGATTATTATAATAAAAATTCTTAATGATTTAAACCATAAAAAAACAAATATATAGCTAGATTAACATTAATCAGTGGTTTACCTGTTTTTTATGTTAATAAAGCTGAATAGATTAAATTATTAGGAAGAGTTTAAAAAGATAAAGATGCACTAACTATTAGAAAAATTGAAGAAATATTTTATTCACACCTCCTATTGCTATCAAAACATTGTAATAGTTTATTAAATATATAAATTTAATTGATATTTTCTTATGCGTTAAAATTTAAAAACATCAAATATAAATTAATTAAAAATAAATAATGACTATATTTTTTAATATATATTCACCGACGTATAAATTCTAAGAACTTCTATATTATTATCTAAAACATTATAATAAACTATTATAATATTTCAGATAAAATAAATGATTTAACTTATTAAATATTCTTAGGATTCATTAATAAAAAAAATAAATATAATATATATAAAATAATATATGGTATCAAGAAATAGAAAATATTCTAAAAGACTTAAACGTTCAATAAAACAAAAAGGAGGAATTACTTTAATGGAAGGAAAATACGCTTTTTTTCTTAATAAAAAAAAATATGAAGAACTATTAGGAAAACCTATAATAGATGAAAAAGCACCTAGTATTAAAGATATAATGAGTAAATTCCATTTATCAGGGTATTATATTAAAAATAATACTAATAGTTTTCATCTTATTGGATGGGATAATTTAACTGATGAAGAAAAAAGTAAATATAAAAAAAATTACGATGAAAGAGTAGAAACAAGTTATTTCTTAAATGACTTTAAAAGACATAATCCAAATAAAGATTGGATTTCAGGCAATCCAGAAATTATTACAATTAATAGTATTAATTTAGATGATCCTAGCAATGTTGAACAACACTTAAAAAAACAATTTAATTATTATAGAATAATACCACCAAGTTATTATTATCTCAGACAAGAAGAGATTGTTAAATATACAGATCATATAAGTTGGTATGCATCTGTTGATGATTCGTATTTTTGTGTAATTATTCAAGTAAATAATTTAAGACCTAACAAGTATTTAAATTTTATTGAAAATAATATTGAAATTATAAAGGAACAAGACCTTATAGATGAAGAAAAAAAGAAAAATGATGAAGAAGTAATCAGGCTAATGGAAAATAAGCTACTTATATTAAATGAAAAATTAAAAAAATTAGAAGAATCACCTTCTTATCAAAAAATGTTACCAGAATTAATAAAATTAAAGCTAAGTAAAATTGATTTTGATAAAACAGTAGAAACAAAAATGAGTCAAAAAAAATTTTATAAAAAATATAATATGTTATACAATACAATGTTAGATAAGTATAAAATATCAATTGAAAATGAGATAAATTTTAATAATGAAAATTATATAGATAAAACATTATCTGATGATAAAGAGACATTAGAAAATCTACTTAAACTTAAGAATAAATACAGTCACTATTTAAAATAAGATATAGAAAAATATTATATTCAGACAATGAAATAATTCAATCGGCATACACAAAAATAATATTATCAGTAAAGAAAATATATAAATAGGTTATATAAAATACTCATAACTTATTTTTGATATATATATAAAAGCATATATCTATCCAATATTATTACATTTAATCTAAACCTAATAAAGTTAAATTTATTTTTACAAAAAAAAATATAATGTAATTTAGATGAAATAAATCGTGTGCTTATAAGGAATCTCTATGAGTCCTCAAAACGGTGTATGGAACAAATAATAAAATATATGTGTTTATATATACAAGATAATCAAATGGTAATAGTCTAAAAAAGCAGTTTATAAAAAATATAGATAAAATACCAATATAATCAAAAGAAATATAATACTTATTACTATATTTTTTGATATATACTCACCAACATCTGAGCCTTGAAAACCTTCAACACATTTTAATAGTTCAAAACGTGGAGGTTTACCGTTTTCGTTTCCTTCAATATATCCTTCATCTAATAATTTCATAAAATTACCTGGATTTAAATCAACAACATCTTTAAGAACACTTGGCATTAAACCATCAGCCATTCCAGAATCAGCGGCATGATTGATATAACTATATCTTGGTTTATAACATTTACCTTCTGATTCAGCATTTTTCTGACGGTTTGCCTCTTTTTTATAAAAATCCATAGATAATTTGGGTAATGGAATTAAATTAGGCATCCATATATATTTAGGATCCATCGCTTTACATTCACTCTTTGTTTTAGCTATACTTACAGGACAGAAACCACTTTGTATAAAATAACTACTGCTATAGATTCCACTTGTAGGATATTTACTTTCTGGATAATCTACTCTAAATTTTTTATAAGGAGGTGTCTTCAAAAAATTATCATTACTTTTTTTCACTTCTTCTTTATTATTATTATCAATATCAGTTATACCAGATATATCGGTGGGTCTAGGGGTTGGTTCCAAAATAAGCCCATCCATAAATATAGTTCCTTTTTTTAAATTATTTTTAAATTGCCAAATTGTAGCAGCATTATTAATACCTAGTTTTTTAGGATCATAATTTTTTTTTACAATTCCACTATAATTAAAGTCATAATTATTTTTTGGATAAGAATAGTCTGCAAATAAGTTAGACATTTATATTTTCTATATATATAAAAAACTATTACATTATATTAAATATAATAAATGTTAGTTCCTAATAGTTTATTTGCCAGAATTTTTAATATTCTACCCAATGGTTTTTATTATCTACAACCAAAATATACTGAACAATTTATACTCAATAATAAATATTTAGGTAATCTTGATTATGAATATTGTAATGTTAGTAAGAATAGAAATATAAGATCTTATTATATAAGATCTGATATTACCATTACAAACAAATATTCTAACAAAATGTTTAAAGAAATTTATCAATATTCATTTAATGAATTTCAAAATCCACCTGCTATATATAGAAATTACTGTTTAAGAGATGATGGATTTAATATAGATTTTAAAAATTTACCACAAGAACTAATTGATTCGCTTGATAAAAAGAGAACAATTACTCCATTTGAGGAAGACAACATGACTTAAATATTATACTTGTGACTAAATAAGGATTAGCATTAGAAGCAGGTCTTCTATCTTCAAAATATCCAGATTTTGCCCTTAGTGTAGCATTAGGTATTCTGATACTACATCCACGATTACCATATCCAACTGTAAATTTATCTATATTACTTGTTTCACAATCTCCAGATAATCTTTCTTTATTATCTCCATAAACATCAATATGTTTACTATGTTTAGGCTCCATATTAGAAAGATACTCTTTAATTTTTTCTAGACCATTTTCTTCTAGTGTTTCAGTCGTGCTAAAATTAACATGCAGTCCGGAACCATTCCATGGAGACTCTATTGGTTTTGGTTTAAAACTGATATTCACATCAAATTCTTCACTTAATTTATGTAAAATATATCTAGCTACCCATAATTGATCACCGGCTTCTAATCCATAACAAGGACCTATTTGGAATTCCCATTGACTAGGGGCAACTTCGGCATTAATACCACTTATTTTTAAACCAGCTTTAATACAGTATTCATAGTGCTTTTCAGCTAGCATCCGTTTTTTAATATGTTGATTGCCTACACCGCAATAATAATCACCTTGCCGTTTAGGAATTATTTTTCCTGAAAATGCTAGAGGTGTCTGAGATGTATACGTTTCACAAGGTGTCATCATAAAATATTCTTGTTCAATACCAAAAAGCGGTTTTAAACTAGGATTATTTCTAAATATAACATCAGCATAAGGTCTAGCGTTTGTATTTGTTGGAATAAATTTATACTCACCATCTACTTCTTTTTCATAAAATGTTTCACATAATACTAAAAATGATCTTGAATTATTAAAAAATGGATTGGGATAATAAGCAATAGGGTTTAATACTACTTCACTATTTTGTGTATCAGCTTGATATGTTGACGACCCATCATAATTCCATTTTTGAATATCAATTTGGTCATTATCCGAATAAATAGTTCTATATTTAGACCTTAAATCACCATTACCATCTAACCATATATATTCTAATATAATTGGAACACTATTAGTCATATATTTAAAAATATAATTATCTTTTTAATATAAGATAAATTTAAAGTAATTAGTATATAATGAAAAAAAGTTTAGTTAAAGAAACAATGTTTCTTTCATATTTATCATATCATACTAGAGAAGAGATTGATAAATTAAATAAAGATCGCACACTTAATATACCAGAAGAATGGCTTAAAATATGGAATGAAATTAAGCATACTATTGATAAAATTGAATTATATGATTGTCTAGATTATAATATTCCAGATGCTCAATTTATATATACAAATGATGTTGAAGGACGATTATTTATAGCATTTAGAGGAACTAAAACTTTTAGCGATATAATCACAGATATAAGTGCTTTTAATGAAAAATTTATAGATATATGTTATAATCCTTATTATTTAACGCACGAGAGAAAAAATAAATTATTGCCTCATGTGCACGATGGATTTTATAAGATATGTAATTATTTAAAATATAAAGTGTTAAATATTATTGATAAATATTTAAATACATTTTACGGTGAAAATCATAGATATGAAATCATTTTAACAGGACATAGTATGGGTGGTTCAGCATCTATTCTAACTTCATTAATAATTTATTCTATTTATCATAAGCTTATAGAGAAAAATAAACTTATATTATGTAATATAACTTTTGGAGCTCCAAAATCTGGAAATTATGAATTTAGTAGAGTATATAATGAATGGATAAAAAATAGTTGGAATTTTTATCATAGTTGTGATCCTATACCTTATTTACCTCCAATTAAATTTTATAGTGTTAGTAAAGAAATAAAAATAGATATTGAAGAAAATAATAAGTTTAAGATGTTTTCATTAAATTATCATCTATTAGATAATTATATTAAGTATGTATCAATTATGGAAAATGAAATAAATTTATAATTTTTTCACATATTTAGATATATGAATGATATTAATATAGAATTATTACATAATAATACTCTTATTAAAAGATTACAATTATTATCAAGTAAAATTAATAATACTAAATTTTACATACATTCTACAATGATTGATGATGATTTCAGAAGACCTGTTATCAATCAATATTTTTTATATTTGAGTTTATTACCTTCACATTTTGTATTAAAGGATTCATTATTAGTAGTATCTATTAAAGATAGTAATTATGATGTGACGATGTATACTAAAAATGATCCTATTTCTGGAAGAAATTATAAAAATCTAATTTCACCTATAATTAAATTAGAAGATATATCTAAATTTGATAAAACAATTGATGAAATAAGTTTAGAGATAAAGAAAAATATATGTGAAATGATGATTATTAAAGATGAATGGGAAATTTTACAAATACAAGACTCTATCAATATAACACTTATGGCATTTGATAATACTATAGATTTTATTAATAATAATAACAACTATAGCGAAAATAATATTGAATCTATATTTTTAAAAACATTTATTGATAATAATTTTGAGGTAGCATATAGTCCAATTATTGCTTCTAGTTTTAATGCATCAGCGATTCATTATATTGATAATAATAGTAATGTATCAAATAATAATTTTTTGTTGATAGATTGTGGTGCTAAAAATATATTTGGATATTGTGCTGATATAACTCGGACTCTGAGAATCGGAAAAGTTAGTGCAGAACATAATATTATTTACAATATTGTTAAAACTGCTCATGATAACACACTTAAATTTTTAAATGAAAATCTTAATAAAGGGATAAGTCTCTCAGATTTAAATGATTATTGTGTTTTAACATTAATAGATTGTTTTAAAAATCTACAAAAAATAGATGGCGATGATTCGTGGAATAGTATGATTGATGTTTTTAATCGTGACTATGTAAAATCAAAAAATTTAATTAAGTATTTTTATACACATAGTATAGGACATCATGTTGGTTTATTAGTGCATGATTTAGAAGATTTATATAATTATAATACTATACTAAAAGAGGGTCATGTGATTACAATTGAACCTGGTATTTATTTTAATAAAGAATATTTAGTAAATATACCTGAAATATATTATGAAATTGGCGGTGTCCGTATTGAAAATATGATATATATAGGTTATAAATATAATAATGAACAAAGTGACAGCTTAAAGGGTTTCATTATGTCTAATTATGAATATTAATAAAAAATTGATAATTAATTTATCAATACATTATATAAATTAAGATATGACCGTGTCTGTATTGGTTTCAATAGCCAAAGATAGCAAAATAGAATATAAAATAGATAACATTTTTAATGTTTATCAATTGAAAGAATATTTGTCTGAAAAATTAGGAAAAGATATAAGCAATATATTTATTTATTCAACTGAAGATAGTAAATCACCTCTTCAAAATTGTATTAATTATGAAGATGAAAGTTATCTTTATAGTAAGATTACTAAGAATAGATGTGCCATTTGCCAAGGTGTTGCTACATTCGGAATAGGTGATTGCGTATATTGTAAATGTAATTATTGTAATGTTCATAGACTTCCAGAAACACATAAATGTCCTAAATTAGAAAGTTGTAGAAAACAGAGTTTTGATAGGAATTTTAATCAAGTAATAAGTCAAAAGTGCGTTATAAGTCAAATTTAAATATTTTATTATTGAATACTATTCTTTTCATCAATTTTAATTATTTTTGTTACATTTTCACTTAAAAATGGTTTAACTATGTTTAGTGTAGCACGTATATGCCAAGTTGGATTTAAAATTACTATTTTTTTTAAATTCTTGCTATAATTATTTATTAATTTAGAAAGAGATATAGCTATTTTTATTTCCAAAAAGTGTTTTATACTAAAATTTACACTATCAAATATCCATATCCAAGGTTTGTCGCCGTGTTCATCCATAATTCCTTTGTAATGCGATATTATACCATCATGATCGTTATATTTAATTGATTTATATGGACATGTGTAAAATACACTAATATTATTTTCTTCACGAATTTTAGAAAATGAATGACTTCCTGGTTCTGCTTCACAAATTTTACAAATAAATGTCATATATTTTGTATTTATAAAAAAATTGATTGATAAATACAAATATATATAAAAAAAAAAACAAAATGATGGGACCTAGCACATATATCCCTTCCGAGCTAAGTCATAAGCAACGAACACAATTAATTAATTATCATAATCCAACAGAAAATGAAGTTAAAATAACAAATGAACCTATTAATAAATGTTATAACTGTATAATAAATTAAATATTATAAAATATAATGTTTAAAATCTATATATTTGAGCTCATCTAGGTGTAGTGGAGGAGTATATAGGAATCAATCCTACAATAAATAGTGGTAATTATCAAAATGTGCGCGCTTTTAAAAAATATAATAAAAACAATATTTGTTTAGACTAATTAATCCAATTACAATTTGTTTTTAAAATTATACCTCCACTACAATAAATATATATAATTTATTTTTTATATATTAACTAATATTTAATGTACTAATTAATCTTCCAACATAATCTTCTTGTCCAGTGTGCCACAAATCAATTGTAATATCTACAAAAATTTGTCCACCAATCTCTCTCCATCTATGGCAAAATAACCAGTCTTCTGAAAAATAATGATCATTAATTATAGCACAATCAAATAAAGCATAAGCAAAATTATTTTCTTCACCTTGCAAAAATCCACAATCATCAGTGTATTTATACTGTGGAAATGATTTAATCATTTTTTCAATACATTTTCTCTGAATCATCATGAAACCTGTAGCTAATGTATATATTTCCATTAAATTATTTTGAACTCCATTCGCATTAGGCAAGTGATTAAAATTATAATGAAGTAAATTATGATATAATATTTGTGAATCGCTTAATCCTTGATTATATGGTAAATTTTTCTTTTGGGTTATTTTTTCTATATTTTCAGGCGTAAGTCTATCCCAATGATATTTTTTAATAGGATAAATACCACCGCACAATTCTTTATCAGCAATAAGTAATTTTATAACATGAATTGGTTCCCAAGTAATATCACTATCAATAAATAATATATGTGTCATTTCAGGATCACTCATTGCTTTAGCAGTAAGATTATTTCTGCCTCGTGTAATAAGACTTTCATTGCGAATAAATTGTAATACAAAATTTATTCCTAAAGATTGTAATACTTCTTTTGTTTCCATTATTTTATTGATATAATTGACATGACACAAACCTCCATAACAAGGTGTTAAAACATATAATTTGACTTTGTTTTTTGAAAGATAATCTCTTACACGATTATCGAAATGTTCTCTCCCAACATTTTGTATATTAGCATTACTTGTTGTATTATTATTTGTAGCTAATTTTTTTTTTAAATTATCTAAATATGCTTTTACATCATCTTTTTGTGCGTCATCATTAGATGTTTCTTCTTTTTTTGCTAATTTGCTTTTCAAATCATCTAAATATTTTTTAACTTTTTGATCTTCAGATTCGTTATCTAAATAACTGTTAATTTCAGTAGCTTCTTTGTCACTGATATTACTTGAAATATCTGGTTGCAGATTTGATTCACTCATATTATATAATTAATTAATTTATTATATCTTTAAATAACAATTTTTTGTTTAAAAATATAATTTATGATTTTCCAAATCTTCGCATAAAATAATTAAAACAACCAGTTTTTTTTTTTTCTTCAACTGGTTGTTGAATGGAACGTGTATTTAAACTAGATTCTATTTCTATTTTTTGTGTGTATTCCTCAGCTATATTAACTTGTTCTGGTGTTACTTGTTCAACTGGAGCTTCTTCTACAGGAGCTTGTTCAACTGGAGCTTCTTCTACAGGAGCTTCTTCTACAGGAGCTTGTTCAACTGGAGCTTCTTCTACAGGAGCTTGTTCTACTGGAGCTTCTTCTACTGGAGCTTGTTCAACTGGAGCTTCTTCTACAGGAGCTTGTTCTACTGGAGCTTGTTCTACTGGAGCTTGTTCTACAGGAGCTTCTTCTACTGGAGCTTGTTCAACTGGAGCTTGTTCAACTGGAGCTTGTTCTACTGGAGCTTGTTCTACTGGAGCTTGTTCTACTGGAGCTTGTTCTACTGGAGCTTGTTCTACTGGAGCTTCTTCTACAGGAACTTCTGCTGATTGCTCAACAGTATCTTCCTCAACAGATTGTTCAACATTTTGATTTTCAACATTACTTTCTACAGAAGATTCTATCTTTTGCTGATTTTTTCGTTTTGTCATATATTATTATTATATATTATATTTATAAATAATAATTTTAAATATTTTTTATTTACTAAATATTTATTATTTTATTTATTATACCTTAATAACTACTTGTATTATATTTTTTATTATAAAAATTCAATTAAAATTAATAGATATTTTAAGTTTATATTATGATATAAAAAAATATTTATATAATATATAAAAAAGCAAATGTTAGGTTGGGTAAATTCTTTATATAATTCTCTATTTAGTTCATCACTTGTATCTAAGTTAAATAGATATGGATGGAAAAAGGGCGAAAAATATAATGAATGTGAAAAATATGTATTTAATTCTATTGTAGATCATATAAAATTAGTTGATTTAAGAGAAAAGTGTCCACCCATTTATGATCAAGGACATCTAGGAAGTTGCACAGCAAATTCTATAGCATTTAGTTATCATTATGATGAAATAAAACAAATGGTAGAGACACCATTTATTCCAAGTCGTCTTTTTATTTATTATAATGAACGTAATATGGAAGGTCATACAGCTGAAGATAGTGGTGCTGAAATTCATGATGGTATTAAATCTATTAATACAATAGGAGTATGTAATGAAAGCGACTGGCCTTACGATATAAGTAAATTTACCGAAAAACCTAGTCAAAATTGTTATGATGAAGCTAAATTACATCAGACTAAAGATTTTAAAGCAGTTAGACAAAACTTAGAACAATTAAAGGCAGCATTAATAGAAGGATATCCTGTAGTGTTTGGCTTTCAAGTATATGAAAGTTTTGAGAGTCCAGATGTTGCTAAAACAGGTATTATGCCAATACCAAAAGATAACGAAAAAATATTAGGAGGACACGCTGTTGCTGCCGTAGGTTTTGATGAAACTAGAAAAGTATTTATAGTAAGAAATAGTTGGGGAGAAACTTGGGGTGATAAAGGTTATTTCTATATGCCTTATGAATTTATTATTAATTCTGAAATGGCAAGTGATTTTTGGTTTGTTTCAAAAATCAGTGATAATTCAAGTCAGACTAAATTAGAAGAACATCTCAAAACAAAAATTGTTCTAGATAAAATAATAACATCAAAAACGGAAGATATAATAGAACCTAAATGTTTTTATGTAACAAAAAGAAATAAGCGAAATAAGCAAAAAATGCACTAATTTTATTATACAATAAATAAATATTTATTTATTATATGCATATTTATAATTCATATACAGGTTATAAATCATTAAGGAATAATAAAAGAGGTGGCAGTAATTCTTCAAAAAAATGTATCTATAATTATAGCATTAATGAAATGAAAAATGAATGTCCAGGTTTAAAATATTTTATAGAAATAAAAGATATGATGAATAAAGATCCCAATTATATTTATACAATACTTGGTCATGGGTGTGATCTAGAAAATGAAGTTCTTATAGTGCCTGTAAATTGTGAATATTATAGCACAACAGCGTGTGGACTTACAACAAAAAATAATCCAAGACTTAATCAAGATTTTTTTAATAATACATTAGATTTAAATAGATTAGAAAAATATTATTTTTCTACAGATGAAGTAAGACATTTAGATGGTTCATTATCAGATTTTCATGATATAAAATATAGAAATGTTATGGGTTTATATAAACATATACAAGGGGAATCGTATGTTAATAATAAAAATGTATGTTTTTTAAGAATGGGTGAATATGCTGGTTTAAGAAAAATGGGAGATATGATAATAAATAATCAAAAAAGTAAAAATTTTATAGACACTAATGATTGGAATATTAAACAACAACCTTATACATTAGAAATGTATTATTTACAACATTATGCTGGATCTCTTTTTCCTACTACATTACAAGTATGTAAACTATTACACCAAAATTATAAACAAAACATATTAAATAATTATAACTATTCACTAATTACAGGTCATGATAAATTTAAAAGATTAATAATTTCAGCATAGATTATGCAAGTATAATGGATTATTTACCTGGAAAGTTTATTAATTCATCATGTCGTATACTTTGTAATGGAAATCGTGCTACTCGTTTTTCAAGAATTATTTCAGATAACAAATTCGTAAAATTAAGAAGATCACAATCTAAATCAGATTTCCTTGGGTTATTTTGGGATAATGATGAAGAAGAAGACTTATATGAATCCGTCCCTATTAGACGAGCAATTAGCTTATAATATATTATAGGTCTAAATATATTAATATTTTTATAGAAATTATAATTTATTTTTTATATTATATAATGAATATCCGTTATTCTAAAAGATTTTATAATCATAAAAATAAATCATTGTGAAATAAAAAAGGAGGCAGTAATTCTTCACAAAAGTGTTTATATAACGAAACTTCTCAAAACTTAGATGGAGAATGTCCTGGAGTAAAACATTTTAACGAAATTAAAGATAGTATAGTTATAGATCCCAATGCTGTCTATACGATATTTGGACACGGATGTGATCTTGAACATGAATTATTAGATATACCAGAAAGCACTAATTATATTACTGCTTGTTGAATATCTAATTGCAGAACCAAAACTAGAGATTTATGGATAGATTTTCTAAATAATACTTTAAAAAAACCTATCACTAATGAAACTTTAAATAAATATGAAAGTTGAATTGGAGTATAGATGATGTATCAATTAATAGAGAATATATAATACATACACATAGTCATAATAGTAAATTTACAAACAATAAAAATTAGTGTTTTCTCAATTTTACTCAACCTGCTGGACTAAGAAAACTAGGTCATATTACTCCATCAATCCCTGAATTAAGCGAAGAATTACCTCAGATATATACTATGAGATCTTATTTCTTAATGCATTTTGAAGGTTCTTTATTTCCAACCTGTGATCAGGTTAATAAAATGTTAAACACTCATTTTAGTCAATATGAATTAAATAATCATGATTATTATTTTCATGTAGTTACAACTGAACTTGATCCTGATCTTTTTGATGACGATGACAATATTCATAGTTTTAATTATGCTATTAGATTTAGAGATATGATAAAAAATAATTTTAGTATCGATTTTGCCACATTAATATATAATTTAAAAGGGATTTTTATAAATAATGCTTGTCGTCCACTGTGTAAAGGTCCTCATACTAGTGATGATCCCAAGGGACTAAATAAATTTGTTAAATTATGTCGTGCTTATTCCGGAAGAAACACGTATAAACTTTCTAAAGAAGAATATGATACATTTAAAAAAACTGGTGATTTTGGAGTTGAATTATCGGATGATGTAAAGCAGAAATTAAAACAATTCCAAACTATATAATTATAGCTAGACACAAAACATTCTATTGACACATCTAAAAGTATTGGAAAATATAAATAAATTACAATATAAATAAAATATTAAATTATAATATATGGATATTAATAACGTACTTTATATTATAACTTTTTTAGCGATTTTTGTGTATTTATTAAAAATAAATAATGTTATCTACTATTTAATATTTACCTCAATGATTGTAGTATTATATATGGTGTCAAAAGATTTAAGGATAAGTATATCTGTATCAGGTGTTACAACTGCTCTAATTTATATATTTTTAGATAAACAACCTTTAAAGAAGAGAAAAAGCATGCTTAATATAGAACATTATTCATCAAAAACTAAATCTAGTAAGAAAAAGGAGCAAGATGAAGAAGAAGAATTTGAACCCAATCTTAATAATAAAATAGATACTAAATCAAGTTTTATGGAAACCCTTAAGAGCTTAAATCCCACAGAAGTATCTGGATTAAAAAAAGAAACAGTAGAATTAATGCAGACACAAAAACAATTAATAGAAACGCTTCAATCAATGGGACCTGCTTTAAAAGAAGGTAAGACCATTTTAGATACATTTAAAAATTATTTCAATGACTCATCATTAGATAAATTTTCTATATAAAAAAATAATAAAAAATATAATTAAATGTTTATTTATTATATCTTTCTATTTTTGTCAATTTTATTAATATTTAAAAAAACAACAATTATTTTTTTATTTATAATACTTAATATAGATTATATAGTATATATTTTTTATAATTTAATAGATAAAGATATTTTCAAATATATGATAGGCATAATTTTAATGGTAATATTTGTATTAAGACAAGACGTTATTTTACCTTTTACTATAATTTATTTATTTTTATTTATTTTATATCATATAGAAAAAGTATATAATTTCTTTGGAGATTTTAATACAATTGTATAGTTAATATATAACAGCAAAAAATCATTTTAATTTGCTAATGATAAATATAATATATCGATCTACTTTTTCAAGGTTAGGAGGGGGTAATAACCAAACTAAATGATTGACAAATAAAAAAAATATCAAAAAAAAAGAATAATAGAAGACTATCATTACAAAATAGAAATATTTATAAATCTAAAAATAGATATATTATAAAGAGTAATTTATCTAAAAGAAAATAATATAATATATTTTTTTGTTAAGTTGAAATAATTTAACAAAAAAAATAGTTAATTGCTATTAACTTACCGTTTATTTTCTTAGTGGGAAAACACGATAAACAACCTTGTTGATTAATAGTTGTAGCATAAGTTTCTTTTATCTCAAACTAGAGATTGTTTTCCGTTTTAACCTATACATTGTGCTCGTGGTTGAAAACTAAGGTGTCTTATTCACTGATATAATAAGTTAAATTATAAATCAATATCATCCATATTTTCTAGATTTTCGGACAATAATTTTTTCCAAAGATTTTTTCGTGTCACAAGATTTAATGTTAGAATTGTAGACTTTTCTAAGAATAAACGTAATCCTTTTGAAAATGTATTTTCTAGTATATTATTTGTTAATTCTGATAATTCTTTGTCATAAATATGTATGAAATGTAAGGCATCCCATTCTTTTAAATAATTTATTATATGTCTACTTGATGCTATTATATTATCTTTTTCAAATACCTCGTGTCTAAAAAGCTGTTTAAGAAAATCTATATCAATATATTCATGTATTAATTTTGTATCATATCCAGTAGGAGCTATGTCTATCAGATTTTGCTTTATCTCTTCTAAATTTCTAAAAAATGTATCATAATTTTTTTGTTCTATTTCTTTTTCAATCATATCCCAATATACTTTAGCCATCATTTCTTCAACAACTTTATATTTATTATCTTCCATTGTTAACACGATTTGGTCAAGTTGTTCTAAGAAACCCATTTTTCTTGATGACTCTCTGACTTTGCTTATAAGAACATTATAATGAGGTTCCCACTCAGACATTGTATTTTTATCATTTTGTGTTTCAATTGATTTTTTAATTTGAGTTAAATTATAATAAAAACTAGCAATATCTGAAACAAAATTTAAAAAATCATCTGTTTTCCATTTGTTAAATATATCTAAATAATCTCTAGCCTTTTGTTTCCAATCACTCTCATTACGCAAAACTGATAATATAAATAATTTTGCTTTTATCCATAAATATTCAGTTATTTCCATATCTTTTTTAAACCTATAAACAAGTAATGCCATCCACAAACATCTTGATTCAATTAGACTAAAATCGCTAATTTGAATATTTCTATAATTTTTAAGTCTATTTTGTGCTAATTCAAATTTTTTATTGGAGTTATCCGCTAAAAAATCTGTAACATTTTTTTTTAATATATGATCTACCATTAAAGTCGCTTATTTATAAACTATAAAAATATTTTTTTTTCAAACATGTGTATATAAATGACGTGTTATTTATCGTGCGCACTATCTTTCGCATTTATTGTAGGTTATTTATATTTATTCCTAGGCACAAAAAAAAAATTAATAGAGCATACTTTCACAGAAACGCTTAATAAAGAACAAAAGCAAATATATTTAGAAATTGTGAATGAAAGATTTAAATATGCTATACAAGGTAAAATATTAGGTATATTATTAGCATGTATTTATTTATACATTTCGTATAATATAGATACACCTAAGGGAACTATGATTTGTATGTCAATTGTAATAATAATGTTAACACAGACATTATTTTATAAATTAATGCCTAAATCAAAATGGATGCTTAATTACATTCATAAAAAAGAGCAAGTAGATGCATGGCTAGAAATATATAAATATATGAGCAACAGAGCACACGTTGGTTTTATAATAGGAATTATTGGATTTATATTATTTTCTTGGGGTATTATTAGTTTAAGAAATAAATAAAATAAATAAATATATGATAAATAATTTAAAATTTATCATAGATTTTTATTGTAATTTATTACAAAAAAAGATAGATAATTATAAACCTACCAATATTAAAGTTGTAGAATTTTATATTAATAAACAAAAATTTTTTGTTGATATGGAAAATAATATTTATATATTAAATAATAACCTAAATAATAAAGTTATGGGGGAAAAAGTCGGATATTTAAAAAACAGAATTATATATTTAGAATAATTTTAAAAATTGAAAGATATAAAAAGATAATATATTATATATTTATACGATGAAGTTCTGTAATTTATGTAATAATATGCTTTATATTCACTCTTCAACAGATGACACAGGATTATCATATGCTTGTAGAAATTGCGATTTTAAAGTAGATGATCCTAATCCTAAAAGGTGTGTTTATGAAAATATATATAATGAAAATAATAGAACAAATGATATAATATTTAATAAATATACACGATATGATCCTACTTTACCTAGAGTTAATACTATAAAATGTATTAATGATAATTGTATAAGTAATAAGAATAATTTAAATGAAGTATTAATTATTACTGATTTATCATTATATACTGATTCTGTTTCTATTAAAGATAAAATCACACAGAAACTAGAAAGTTTAGGAACATTTGAATTAGTAGATTTAGATGAGGAAAATATACTTGTTAATTTACATGATAAATCAAAAATATTTGATGCGAGAACGCTTTTAAGCCAAGTTCATAAACATGTTGATTATCATAAAAAGATTGATTCAAGAGTTATATTTATACAATATAACCGTAATGATATGCGATATGTATACATTTGTGATTATTGTAACAGTAGTTGGAAAAAATAATAATATCAAAAAAAAATTGATTGAAATATAAAATTTAAATAATAATATACATTATAATGAGTGAAGAATTTGATTTTGATGAAAGTGACGTTAGTGAAGAATTAAGCGTAGTTGATGACGATGCCGATGAAGATGAAGCACAAGAGGAGATTCTATTAGTAGCAGATGATGAAGAAGAAGAAGCGGACGATGATTTAGAAGAAGAAGATTTAGATGATATTGATGATGATGAAAATACAATAAATATTTCAGATAATCATAAATTTGAAATTGTTAGTAAAGATAAAACATATGAAAGATTAGAGAGTCGTAAAAGAATATCTAGTCCTATGATGACAACTCATGAACTAACTAAAATAATTGGAATAAGAGCTCAGCAATTATCTTGTGGGATGAATCCCATGGTTAATGTAAGTCCAGATATTATGGATACAAAATTCATTGCTATACAAGAATTATTACAAAAAAAAATGCCATTAATACTAAGAAGATTTCTTCCAAATGATTTATATGAGGATTGGCGTATAGAAGATTTAATTATTCCTAAAACAATATTGTTTTAAGAGTACACTGTCAAACATAAAATATTTTATTATTGAATTAAGTAATAAAATATTTATTTTATTAAAAAATATAGGAAGGTGTCAAAATGATTTAATATAAATATTCATATCTACTTCTGCTGTTAGGTATTTCAAAAATATCAGCAATTGCTATGCGGTTAGAATCAAGATAATCATTTATATATGTTTTAATTTCATTATCTATATCTATGTGTAATCTATTTTTTATCTCATTCCGATACTTGATAAATAAAGATTTCCGCTTATTTTTATAATTTTTAATTAATTCATTATATTCTTTTAATTCTTCATTTTCTTCTTTAAATTTTTGAAGAAAAATTTGATCATTTTTTTTTCGTTCATTTGAAAAAATTACATAGAGTTTATTTGTTAATTTATTTATATTTTTTTTCAAATCATTAAATTCATTAGCCTTTTCTTTAATATTTATATCTTTTTTTTTAAGATCCTTAAAAAATTTCTCAAATTCATTATAGTCTTCATCAATTGTTTCCCAGCTATCGTCATTATCCCAAACAAAACCATTCACATTGGTATGAGAACTTACTTTAGGATTACCATCTGTATCTCTACAATATGGACACTCATTTGTTTTCCTAAAACATTTTATTATACAATCTACGTGAAATGTGTGTCCGCATGGTAAACTGTGTGTTTTTGACATATTATCAAAATCCTCAAGGCATATAATACAACTCCCACTGTTATAAATTGTCATATATATTATATTTATTGTAAATTAAGTTGAATAAGCTAACGCACCTTGACCATTAACTATTCTTAATAAATTATAATTTCTTGCCTCAATTGTTAAGTCATATTTCCACATATAATTTTTTAAATCATTTGGGTCTTGATTATTAGCCGTTATTAATTGAAAAACGATTAAAGAATATCTTTGTAGTACTTGATCAGCAATAGGCACTTTTAAAAATATATCATTTAATAAAAATGATTTAAAATAGTTTACATCTGAAATACTATTATTAAAAATAATGATATATGTATTTTGTGTTTGATACACATATGTAAAATTCATAGTGCAGTAATATGTAACACGATCAATCCTATTATTTGCTGTTTGATTAATTTGTATTTTTCCATAGATTTTTTTATTAACAAAATCTACATAATGTAGCGTAAATATATTAGGAGGTAATACAGATCGTTGTAATTGATCAGGCATAGTAAAACTTGAATTTATATTTTTTGTTTTTAACGATAATATATTATTTTCTATTTCTTCCATCATAATTTGATCTTCTGTTTTATATAGTGCTTTTAGTGATCTAGTATTCGCATTATTTATTGTTGAGACTAAACTATTAAAATAAGTTTGAGTTATTTGCGTGTAATATGTGTCATAATCTTGTATAATTGTCTCAGATGAATTTAGAGGCTGATATGGATTGGGTTTTGTATTTATGCTTATAAATTGTAGGTTATATGATATTTGAATCTCTTTTTCTAAATATTTAAAATAAACTTCTCCTTTTTTAACATTAAAAACACCTATATTTTTTTTATAATAGATATCATCATGGTTATAAAAATACATTTTAGAATTATCTAATATAATGGTATTATTTTGAATACTTCCATTAACTAAAGTATATTGAACTGGATAGAATACTACATTTAAATTATTACTATCAATTAGATATGTTCCATATAATTTTTTATTAATATTGTCGCTTGAATCTAATGATATGACATCAAGATAACAATTATATACATTATCAATTAATTTATCAGAATATAATGGATTTCTAAATTCACTATTTAATCTAGAATTATTTTCTATCTCCAAAATGTAATGACCTAATTTTAAACTTTTAAAAATTGGAGGGAGCACAGTATATAAATCCAATTGAAAACTTTTTAAATTAGTAAGATTACATGAACCACTCGGTTGAAATAGATCAGGTTCTAAACTAAATGTAAAAATATTAAAATGATCATATTCATTAAATGGATAATTATTTGAACCTAAATGATATTGAAATGTTTGAACATTTCTATAATATTGTTCTGGTAGATCACGAGTTCTGTCTTGACCATTCATTTTAAATTTAGCAGTTTTCAACAAATAAATTGAATTATTACTAATATCATTTATAATTTGTTGTCGCATATGATTAAGTTCAAATTCTGATCTTGTTTCATTATTATTCAACCCACCTTCTATAAAAAAATTATTATAACTATCTAAATTTGAAAAATTAGACCATTGGTTAAAAAGATTACAGTCACTTTTTCTTGCATAAAATATTATCTCTTTTGTCGGATGAAAAAAATGCATATCAATAAGTTCGTGATCAATGATTCCAAAAATATTTTTATATTGATATTGCTCTATTAAATATTCATGTGGTAATTTAGAAAATTGTAATCTTTCATCATTGTCTAAAAATAAGTAATTCGCGTCTAAATTTACAGTAAAAGCTAATTTAATAGATTTCTCTTTAATAAATTTTAATAAAGATTCATTACTATCATTTGGATTTGGATTTACTCGCTTGCCATATTTAATGTGATTGCGTTTATTATTTATTACTGTATATAGTTCAGTTATTTTTCTTAGTTCAATTATAATTTCTACCTCACTATTTTGTAATGCTACTAATGGTAAATATAATCCACTATTAAAACAAAAATAAAAACACAAAGGTATATATAGTCTCTGGACAGGAATACTAGGTGCTATTCCATCCGATTCACGATATACATATTTATTATCTATGCTTTTCATAATCGGATTATATAATTCATCGACATGTCCAATCATTTGATTATAATTAAGATTCGTTGAGTAGTTTCTTGAAATTCTATGCAGATTATTTATAGTATCTCCTGTTAATTCAACAATTTTTTGTCCACTTATATAAAGTCCAGCAGTTCGTATAATATTCGCACCTATATTTTTAATCCATTGAAATGATTGCTCTTTAGAACTATATATTGCAGGAAGAGTTAATGTAAGATAAACGGAACCCAATAAATCAGCGTATCGCTTCATTTTAAAAACAAATGTTGAATTTGAATCTTCTGTAAGACCTATTGTTCCTTCATAAGGTATTTCAAAATTCTCCATGGCAAAATTAGTGTGTCTTCTATAAACTGATCTAAAAAATGAAAGTTGTGGATTAGCATTTAAATATATATTTTCACTTCCATATGCCTTAAGTTGTAATAAACCACCAGTCATATATTATTATAATTGTTTTTAACTTTTATATTACCAAATATTTATTGGATTTTATAATTTAAAACTATATTAAGATATTCAAGTTCTTTTTGTAATGTATGTAAATGATCTATTAATATTTTTTTTTGTTTTGCATGTTCTTTAATATCCATATTTATTACTAAAATTTGTTTATAAATATGTATAACGTGATTTATTAAATGATCATCACGTCTTAATGTCATTTCACCTATAATAGACATAATTCTATCTGTTTTTTTTTGTTTTTCCATTATATTATTTTCATATTTTAATTCATTATTATTGATAACATTATTAATTTGTATTATTTTTTGTTGTTTAGTAAATATATCTTTATTAAGTTTTTCTATTTCATCCATATTAGTTGATGTCATATATTAAATTTACTAAATTTATTTTTAATATATAACATTATTTTCTAAATTATTTACAGTGATTTCACATTTTTCAATATCCACAATTCTATCTTTATATAAGTTATATTCATTTTCATGACATAACATATGAATACGCAATGTATCAACACGCCCAGGTCGCTGAGCTCTTCCCACAACCTGATTTTCTATTTCTGGTTTAAGTTGATGATAGATTAAAATATCAGTAGCCATTTCTAAATTAAGACCCATACCAAAATGTAATGCATTTAATAATAATACGTTGATACTACCATTTTTAAAATCATTTATAACTCGTTCTATATGAGATACTGTGCCACAAATTTTTGAAAAAGTTATACCGTTTTCTATTAATTTTTTTATCAGAATATCAAATGAACCATCAAAACTAGAAAATATAAGCCATTTCTTATTTAGGTCATTTGCACTATCCATTATTAATTTTATAAATAATTCTTCTTTATCGATTAATTCTAATTTAGGTAAATTATTATTTATTTTATCACTTATAATTGTTATTCCATCAAATCCAATTTTTGTTCTACAACAAGGGCATTCACCTATTTTATGACTAGATATATTAAAATATGATGTAATACAATTTAGACAGAAAAAATTGCCACAACAAATAGTGCTACATATGGGTGGAGTTAATGAATCACGACATATAGGACATAACTTATCACTATTTACTTTAGATCTTTCTTCAACATATTGTATAGAATCTTTTGTTTCATTTATTTTTTTTTGTATTTTTTCAAGTCTATCTTTTTTATCATTATCTTCTATTTCTAAATTTTGTATATATTCATAATGTTTTTCTTCATTATTTAAATTTTTACGCAATTTATGTGTAAGCATTTGACTAATTGATTCATTGCTTTCAACTTTAAATCCTAATTTTTCTTTTAATGCATTGATATCATTAGCATTAATATAGACCGATAATTCTTCCATATTGTGAATATTTTTATTGAATAACCTTAATTCAGGAGGAGTTCTACATAAATAGGCTGTATATTTTGGCTTAGGTAATTGAAATGATTTATCAATGTATGAATTATTATTTTTACAACATATTTTGTTGAAAACATCAATTGAATTAATAGACATTTCTCTCAAATTGATAAATAAATATGTTATATAATTTTTAAATTTTAAACCTTTAATATATTCTACTTTGGTATTATTATATCCTACAAGTTCCGTAGTATCTTTTTGTTCATAATAACTTCCTGTAGGAAATAAAAGATTTTCAACAGAACTTGTAATAAACCAATGAAATAAAGCTAGTGGTATTATGCCACCTGATATTTTAATATTATCAGCCTCATCAATAAAAACTCGTTGAAATATAAATTCTTTAAATTCTAGAATAGATTTAATATTTTCTAATAATTCAGATAAAAAATTAGTGCTTACTAATATTATTTTTGTGCTCAATAAATTATCAATTTTAATAGAGCAAGATTTTGTATTATTTACTTTAATATACTCTAAATTTGTATTATTTTTTATATATCTCTCCCATTGAACAACTATACTATGAGGCACAATTATAAGATTAGCATTTAATTCTATTTTATTATGTATATATGAATCTTGATATATAATAATACCCATTTGATTATAGTGTAAAAATTCATTTGGAAATCTATAATTATTTAATTTTGGTTTTTGTGATATTAATGCTAATGCTGAAATGCTCTTTCCTGAACCAACAGTATCTCCAATAATTCCTATATTTGTTTGAAATGATACATTATTATAATTAGTGTTTTTTTCAGATGAGTCTTCTAATTCTAGGCAAGCTCTCAATAATGTTTTTTGATGTTCTTTTAATTCTATGTTTATTCCATTTATCTTATCTGTAAATTTAGGACTGAACTCATCAAGACTTCCATGTTTAACAATTTTAACTCGTGGTTTATTTAATCTGACAAGATTTTGTAAATATAAACTCATTTTATATTATTTCTTTTCTCTTTTTTATATTAAAATCATATTTAGATCAAACTATATTTAATCAGTCTATAAATTTATTAAAAAAAAATATATAATTCAGAAGATATGTCGCAATTTAAAATCCTCTAGTGATTCTGTCCATTAGAAATTCAATCATTTCATTTTGATCTATACTACTGTCTCCAATATTTATAAATCCACCACGTGGTATTATATTGTCTTGAACGGCTGACTCCAATTCTACATAGAGTCTGTATCTTCTTGTCTGAATTGATTCCGGATAGTGTAGACAAAATGATTTTATAATTAACTTTACACCTAGTACAACAAAATTGTGATAACTATTTCTCATCACACAATCATCACCATTAGAATTATTGTAAATCTGTATCAATTCATGATGCCTGATTTGGGAATCTAAATCACGAACATTCATGTTGTCAAGCGCTAATAGATTACTATATATATTAATAGCTTCAGCAACATTAGCCATTACTGATAATTTTAAATACATTACACTTACAAAAAATTGTCCAATCAATGGAGAACTATCCGCATCATCATCCGTCATATCTTTGATAACATGAATAACCGTTTCCAAATTATTAAAACTATTCCAATGTTGAAATAGAAAATCACCCAAGCTTGGATATCGGACCGATAGTTCGCAAATTTCTTCCATAAGATTTCTTAACAATGTGTTTGTTTCTCTATGATGAACATAATTTTCAACATATTTGTCTGGTCTTTTAAATGTGGTCGTGAGGAATTCGTCAATCCCACTGATCAATTCTTCTAGACTATCAACCTTAGTTAAAATCTTCTTTTGAGGTAAGTCAGTGGTCATTGCTAATGATTTTCTATTATTATTTATATTTTTATCAAATTTTTTTTACCCATAAACCTATACGATGAATAAAAAAAATATATTAGATTTACCAATATATATAAATCACTAAAATATATAAATTATACTAACATATTTTTTATTTTTTTTCAAGTATTACACCAACGGCATCAATTTCAGTATCATACAATTCAAATTTTGTTCCAATAATATTTATAAGTATTTTTGAACCTATTTCTAGTCCTTTAAAAACATTTAAGTCACTGTGATGTTGTTTAGGTATAACTATTGATAAAGGTTCTTCAATGACTAGAGCTCCCATTTTATTAATTTCTGTAATTGTTCCAATTATTTTAAAACCTTCAACTGGATTACATATATCAGCACTAAAAGTTACATTATAGCAAATTCTACCATTAAAATGAATAGAGTCAACTACACCAATTGACCTTTTTATAATTTCAATAGAACCCTTCTTTATATATCCTTCTTTAATACATTTACCTTCTAATTCATTTTTAAGTTTAATAAGTAGTAGTTCTTCAGTATTTCTATTAATATCCTTTGGGAGTAAATATAACTTATGGTGAATGATATTTTTGACAAACAAAGACATTTAGATATATATTATATATAAATTGTTTTAATATTATTAATTAGTTCAATTTTTTTTTATACTTAAGGATATTTTGAATAATATAAATTAATAGTTTTAATGAATAACTTAGCAACTTTAATACAACATAAACGAAAAATATATTGTTGCAATTGTGGTAAATTGGGACATGTTTTAAAAAATTGTCTTGAACCAATTATAAGTCTGGGAATAATTCTATATCATAAAGATATATATACTAATGAAGTAAAATTTTTAATGATAAGAAGGAAATTTAGTCTAGGTTTCATGGATTTTATAATGGGTAAATATAATATACATAATTTAGAATATTTATATAGAATATTTAATGAAATGACTATTGAGGAAAAGGTTAAAATTTTAAACTTAACATTTGAAAAATTATGGTATACGATTGATTATAATTGTGTTGATTTTTCTTCTCCTAGTTTAACTGATGAACTGCGACGCAAAATTGATAATGATTATAACGCATCAAAAAGAAAATTTTATATTATTAAAAACGGTTTTGTTAATAAAAATAATGAATATGTTAACTTATATGATATTATACATAAATCACGACATAATTGGTTGGAACAAGAATGGGAATTTCCAAAAGGAAAGCGAAAAATGAATGAGAGTAATTTAGACGCAGCTATAAGAGAATTTTTAGAAGAAACAGAATACCCTGCGGATTATATGGATATTATAATTACAGATCATCCTCTTATAGAAAAATATTATGGTTCAAACAATAAAAAATACAAGCATATATACTATATTGCTAAAGCAAATACATTTTTAGATTATGATAATTATGTGATGAGTGAAAATCAAGATATAGAGATAAGTTGTATTAAATGGATGACATTTCAAGAGGCTATGGTGTCTATACGTCCCTATCAAATAGAAAAAAAAATGATACTAAATAAAGTAATTGATATGTTAATGTAAAAAAATAAATATATTAAATATAATTATGTAATATATTTATTATGTCTTCAAAAAAAAAAATAGGAGATGAAAGTAAATTATTTTATTCACATAGTAGAATAGATGAAGATATACAAGAAGATTTTGAATATGATTCTAATAGTATATTATTGGATCAAATTGATAAATTTAAAAAAAGAAATCACTATTTACGAAAATCATTTATAACAATAGATAGCACGAATCGTGAATTAGTTGATCGTGTTATCTCTAAACAAGTTCAATATAATAGATTTGCGTTTTTGATGAGCAATAATGCTCCCAATAACTTATATATTTATCATCCAGATCATCCTTTTGGTTCAAATACTAATATATATTTCAAAAATATAGCAATAGATAAAAATAATATATACATTAATAATATTCCTATTGTAGAACTTGAATATAATGTAAATGAAAATGCTCCAATATTTTATGTATATCCAATATCAAATAAATACTTATTAGAAGTATTTAGATGGAATCAAATATCAAGAATATTATCTAATATTAGTGAAAATGAATTTATAAACTCAAATACCCCTAATTTTTATTACATTAAATATAGATCGGTGGAAACTAAAGAGTATATAAATGATTATATTTTTGAAGATAATACTAAAAGAATTAAAATATTTGAAGTAATTCAAAATATTATAGGTTATCCAAATACAAGTTATTTTAAAATAAATTTATCAAAAAGTCTTTATAATATACACAGTATAAAACTAATGGATGTTAAATTACCAAGTGTTATCTTTAATATTAATAATGATGAATATTCAATAGGACAATATAAATTTCAAATTAATAATAAATTTAGATTTATATTACATAATGATATGAATCTAGTCAGTAATATAGAATATGTAGGAAACCGCATTAATTATGATCTATTTTATAAAAAAGCAATAATAGATAATAACAATTATTCTAATGGATATTATCAGAATAAAAATAAAAATGTATATCCTAATATTTATTTAGCAACTGATATATATTTTATTTTAACTAATATTCTGAATAGTATAAAAGATGATAATACATTTTATTATTTATCAAATAAAAATATATTTGAATTAGCCTATTATTATCTTATTCAATATAATAAAAAACTAGAAACATTTAGCACCAACTCAAAAAATGATATTTTTTCAAATGATAAATTATATTATATTTATACATTAGATATAATCAATGATTTAATCAATCATAAAAATATGCCAATTTTAATTCAACCTATATCAACATTAAATAATAAAATGCCTTTGATCTATTCAAATGATTATATATTATATGTAAATAATGATAGTTATAAAATGGAATTAACCACAGTAAATTGGATGGATAATATTACAATGAAATTGGGTAATATGGATAAATATAGTAATAATTCTGACAGTACAATTTATTTTGATTTATACATGCATACAGTTGATAATATGAAAATTTTAATAGGGAAATTACAGGATTTAACAATTTCGGATATAAATAAAAAATCAATATTTAATGGTTCATTAAATAATTTTGATCCAGTTATTCAATATAATTTAGGTATAAAAGTATCACTTTTAAATTTTAATCCAACAAAATATTCTAATATTTATGAGCCAGATAATGTAAATAAATTTTACGCTAAAAATCCAAAATCTATAACTGATATAGAATTTATTAATAATAACGATATTATATCATATTCAGAGTATAAAAATGATACATATTATTTTAGTATGGGTTATTATGCAGAAACAAAAGAGAAAGTGAAAAATATATTACGTTATGATTATGAAATTTATCGTTTAATTACACTTGATTTAATTAAAGCTAATACATTTATTAATCCTGATATAATAACATATATTATTGGCATACGACCTGATTCAATTATTGATCCATTAAAATATATTAATACTAATATAGTTGCTAAACCGATTGTGAATAATATGGTAATTGAGGATATAACTACTACATTAGTTAAATATATGGGTGATAATAATGGAATATATTATTATTATGCTGAATATTCTGGATTAACATTATCAAACTATATGAACAATATGTTTTTAACCGGTTATGTAGGCACTTTACCATATTATAATATTTATAATGATAATAATACATTTACAATAAAAAGTGAAGGCAATATAAATGAAACTACTGTACGTTTAGTTAATGGATATTATACTTATGCTACTTTAGCAACTCATATTGCTGAACGACTGAATACATTAATACCTTATTGGATATCAGGTAATACTAATATTACTAGAGCTATTGGTTGGAAATGCACTTATAGTAATAAACGAATAACTTTAGGAATAACAACTAAACCTGTAGTTAATTTTGAAAATAACATTACACTGACTTTTAATAGTAATTCAGTATTAATATTTGGTTTTAATAATCTTACAATTAACATATCACCTTTTATTCTCAATTATACAGGAACATTAGAACCTATATTATTTCCTTATATAGATGAACAATCTACAAGCTATCCAAATATTATACCTTTTACGATTACTTCTAGTTATGAGAGGATAGGTGTAGTTAATGATATCATCGTAAATATGGTAATTGAACCACATAAAACAGATTTTAACGGTAATAAATATGTGACAACACCTACTACAAATATGAGTAAGACACTATTACAAAATTTGACATTAACAAATATAACTGATTATATTCAATTTGATAATAAGATGGATGGTTCTAACAAAATTGTTTTTCAGGCTGATATAATTAATAATGGAGTTTATGATAAAAGTCTTGATATATTTTTTTTTCAAATATCATTAAAAACAGATATAGATATTACTGATATTCATTTTAGTAAGAATTATCAAGTAAAACTTATAACAAAATCAAATAATTTTTTATTAGCTAATAATAGTTCTCAATTAATAACAGAAGATGATAAAATACTAGGCACGGCATTAACTTTTTACTATAATCCTTGTAATTATTCTATACTTTTTGAAAAAGACAATAATTTTCAAATTGAATATTTAAATAATAGTGGTTTTTTTCTATATATAGAAGATTCTTCAAAATTTTATAATTATTCTAGTGAAGAAAAAATAAATAATACAACAAATACAGTTACAGTTAATGAACAAAATTCAGAAATATATAATAAAACTTCTCAAACTTCTAGCACAGATATATATGAATTACAGAAATTAACAATAAGTATTACTAAACTAGTAACAATAAATATAAATAAAACTTTGACAACAACTATTACAACAACTACTACAAAAATAACACACAAATATACTAATTATAATAGAAATTACATAAAACCAATACCTTCTAAATTTAATATGCAGAATTTAGAAACATATCAATTATATCCTATATACGAAATATCTATTGATAATGGATACTATAATGATATTGAATTTATAACTATGCTTGAAAAAAAATTAAATAGTATATATTATCAAAAATATAATTATTTTAAAAAACAATTGGAAAATGTGAGTATAACAAATGAATTAATAAATGATCCTAATTATATGAAGATAGAATTTAAAATATTTTTAGATAAAAATACTAAAAAACTTGATATTAAATGTTATAAAAAAAAACTCAATGACCAATATTATAAATTTATTTATGATAATATAAATACATATTTATTTATTCAAATAGATAATTCAATAATACAAAATAATCAGATTATATTTATTAAATTAAATAAAATGATTGATAATATTCCATCACAACTTACTGATTTATTATCTCAAGAATTAACTGTAAGAATATTACCCACTCTTCAATACACAATTCGTGTAATGTATCCAAATAATATTGACAAAAATAATCTGAAATATGAACCATTTTTAAATGATATTGAATCACTATTAAGAAAAACGAGTTTAAATCCTAACTTATTTAGAAAAGACTATCCAAATTTAAGAGGTAATAGTATTTATTCAGGTATATCTTTGTTAAATCGTTTTAATAATAGTTTTTCCTATAATAATAATGAGGTTATATTTAATAGTGGTATTGCTAATAACATAGAATTATTTGAAAATTGTATTGTCATAAATAATGTCTATTATCAATACGAAAGTTATAAAATGGGTAGAGTTTCCAAAATAATTGATAAATTTTCAAATGATTATGGTAATTATAAGATAGATATACAAATGACAGGAGACAATAAAATAAGTCATCCTTTTTTTGTAGGCGATATTATTTATTTTTTTAAGTCAAAAGTAATAGCGATGATTGTTCCAGATGAATGGGGAAGATTTATGGAATATCCAGAAATATATAAAATTCATAATACTCTGCCAACATATGATATCATTAGATTAGGTTATAAAAATTATCTTAAATTATTATATCAGCATACAAATAAAATTTTTTTATTAGACTTAATTAATAAATTTAATCTACAATCATATCAATTTTATAAATTTGATAATCAAAATAATAATATAGATATCACTAATTATAATAAATTTATTCCTTTTAATTATTGGCCAATTCAACAAGTTAACAATACACAGTCTGGTTTTGAAATTTATTTTAAATATAATTATTCATTTGAATTTACGAATAAAGATATTGATGTTGATTTCTTAATACCAAATAAATATTGTTTTTTTTCAGGTAAAAATCAACAAGGATTATATGATACACCATATAAAATACTCGGATTGAATACAATTGATCTTATTAATCAATTTGATTATCAAAATAATAACCAACAAATAGATTGGAGATATAATTTCAATAATGAAATTAAATATAATATAAGAGGCATAAGAAAAATGTATTTTACATATGGGTCAGATAATATAATACAAAATAAATTATATGTAGAAGTTTCAAATATTAAAGATTATAATATAGGTGATATAGTATACTTGGATAACATTAAAATCAAACCAAGTGTGCAACGAGATTATTTTAATGTCTATAGTTATAATGTTAATAATGTTAAATCAATGATTTCTTTTGAGATGTATTTAAGCTTCATTGTATATCGTTTAGCCTTAGTAGAATTAGGTGTTTCTATTCAATTAGGACCCACTGATAATATGAATCTACCTGAAAAAACGATTGCTGATATGATATCAATAGTGAATAATAATTTTTTTATTAACGGCGTAAATGATAATAATCAACCATTAGTTGACTTAATATTAAACAGTCATAAAAATACATTACTATCAAATCATTTAAAAATCAGTGAGTTAACCGAAGATATATCATATACAAATCCTCATTTAACTTCTAATAATATATCTAGTGTTATATCAAATATAATAAATAAATTTATTTTTAAAAAAATATTACCTTGGTTTATTGACGATAATAATATATTAATATGGACTAAGGGAGATCGTCATTTATATTTTGATATAACTGATAATTACATTGATATAAGTAATAAAAATATTTATCGTTTTGAATTAGAATCTATAGATAGATTCATTTTTAAATCAAATATTGATATTTATGATAATAATTTTTTAAAAATAGGTAAAGTTCTAAAAACTTCAATTGATAATGATTATTATATACAATATAATAAAAAATACATTGCATATATAAAACTAGAAAATTATAATATAAATAATTTAATAAATGGGACATTTATATTTACTAATGATAAAAAAAATATTAATAAATTAACAAGCAAAATTATAAAAATAGATGATAATAATAAAGGCATTTACTTATATGATACTTATTTAAAATATAAAACTATTTTACAAATTATTCCTAAAAATATAGATACACAAGATAAGGCATTAAACTTTAATCAAATAGATAATATTGAGACAATATTTATGAAACTATACAATTTAAATAATCAAAATATTGATAATTTTAAAAATGGATATCATATTACTATATTTAAAAATCATATATATCATAATCAAGATAAATATATAGATGAAGGAAGTTACCGAGTTATGATAAACATGATTGATACAGCAAATTTATTAAAATTTTGCTACGAAGATTTAAATATAGCACCTAATCTTAATTCTTTAAAAACAGCAAATCCTAACATGACCGATTTATTTAGAATATTAAATATTTATCAATTAATTGTTGATTTAAATCCAATAAATAATATCATGATAAATTTAAATTGGAATATTGAAATGGATAATAATATATTAAATTTAAATCAATATCAAATAAGACGCACAGATAATATATTTTATATATGTGGTTCTAAAAATTATCACATTGAGAGTATTCAGTATCAAAATAAATTTATATATGGAAATAATGAAAATCCTAGTGGAGTTATTATACAATATTATAGTAATATTTTCAAAAATATATTAAGTGATGATGTTATTAAAGATGCATTTACAAATAACACAATTGATAAGGACACAATTTCAACATTATGCACTCCACAAATATATGGTAATATTATAGATAAATTGGAAATATTTATAAATAATCAAACTGAGTTTTTATATGGATTTGTTTGGTTTGATTCTAATATGCGAAATTATGGAAATGAAAAAATATTAAGTGATAAAGAAGTATTTATTATTTTGCCAAACATACCTAAAATATATGAAACTTTTAATAGATGTAATCTTACTAATTTTATAATTTTATTTAATTTTATATATATAGATGAGCTACGCAATTCAAATATAGAAAATATGGAATATAATCAAGAAATTCAAAACAATGTAATTGAATCGTGTGATCCTGTTATGTTAAACGTTAGTGATAGAGAAAAAATATTAAGTGAACTAGTTCCTAAATATCAAAGAAGCAATGGAATTATAATCACAAAAACAGATACAATAACAAATCCAGTATATCGCATTTTTAAAATTAAACTTAAATTTAAATTAAAACACACTGTTTATCGTGGAACACCTTTTTTAATAAAAGATTATTATACTACGATATATAAAAAACAAATTCTAATAAATCAATTATCAACAAATACTACTGTAAAGGGACAAAATGTTATTTATCTTAAAGATAATTGGTCATCAGGTAATTCTAAAGAAATAATTAATATAGAACCAGGAATGGTAATTAAAATTAATTATGGAAGTTATAACTCTATATTCATTAATTATATTCAAAGTTTATCCAATATAAATTCCGATATAGATATAGATGATATATTGCATGAGGAGACAAACATTATATTAAGTGTTGATAATTTTTACCCAGTTTCTAATTCAAAATATTTGAAGATAACTTTAAAAAATCCTATAAAATATGAATATAAAAATGATTTACCTGTTATTCTTTTAATTAATCCAATGACTATAACTTCTAATAATAGATTTAATATTCCAAGTTATGAACCTACATATAAATCTGGAACAGATGAATTATTAAATATATACAATAAAAATAATATAATATGTAATTGTCTATCTACACAAAATATTATAGTTAATGGAGAATGGTACACTAAGATATATTATCAATCTGAACAAAATATAGATTTATATGGAATAAATAAGTGTGGTATAAATGCTTTTAATTCAAATTCTAGTAAAAAAATTAGTATATCAGGTATGAAAGGTATCGTGGTGCCCAATATTGGATTTCAAACAATAGAACGAACTAATTTATTCAATAATGTTAATTATGAAATAGAACATAATAATAAATATATTAAACCCATACCAGATGGTATTTATAATATTGAGATGATTCAAAAAGAAGACAATTTAAATTTTTTAGAACATAATATATATGATATTCCTATTTCAGGTGTTTATGAACCGATTAATAATGGTAATAATCCAGAACAAAGTGAAGAATGGATTGATAATTATATAAATTACAGATGGGTGTTTTTTACCCTTAATAAGACAGCATCAAATGACAATATATTTAATAATATGCAATTATTTTATTATGGTAATGACAAAAATGCTACTATGGATTATATCTTAACAATTATAAATGGTTTTAAAACTACATTCAAAAATCCTCAAAATATTGATATATATAAATGTTATGTCAAAATAAATAATAGTAATTTATTAAGTGGTGTATTTACAAATTGTGATCCATTATTTCCTAAAAATAGAATATCTATTGATAATCCGTATAATTTTAAAATGATTAATAAAACAAATGAATATATTTTTACAGTTGAATTGTTTATGCAAAATGAATCATATGATTCAATACAAAATAATTTACAAAATAAAATTTATTATAATAACATAACAATAAAAGGTAGATATCAAGGTTTTGGAGGAACAATATCAATAGATAATAATAATGATCTTTTTAATAATATTAAATTTGAAGTATCATATGTTAATAGTGATTTTTCAACAATAGAATTAGATCTTCAAAATAATAAATCTATATTTACTAATTTTTATCCTTTAAATAACACAGGTGATAATTTAACAATACGCAAAATAAATAGACCTTATTATAATCATCAATCACCACATAATACACAGAATAATCCTATTTTTACTGGATTTACACAAATTCCATATCAATATAATGTCCAACATACTAATATGATAATTGATAATTACGATATTATTCCATCAAAAATAGGGTATATTACAAGAAGTGGTAAAATATATAAAAAAAAAATTAATAAATTATTTTCAACTGATGTAATGGATTATATTTTTTTATGTTTTAAAAATATAGATAGTAAATATATTGTAGAACAAAATAATAAAATAGGTGATAAAATTATATTTTCAAAAATTTATATTAATAAAAATTTAAATAATTATGACTTAGATATAACTGATTATGAATTAGTATTTGACGTATCATTGCTTCCAAAATTAGATGAGTTAGAAATTTTCTTTTTAGATAAAGATGGAAATCTAGTAAATTTTAATAATGTAAATATAAATATGATCATTGAGATACTTGAATATGTAGAACGAATTCAAAATATAAATACTCATAACGGTCAGATTTTTTGATATTTATTAAAAAAATTTAATATATATTTGATGATTTAGTAAACATTTTAATATTAATATAATGAAAATTTCTAAAAGATTTATTAAATTAAAAAAAAAAAGAAAAAAAAAGAAAAAATACA